GACTCCCTTGAGAAAATAGCCAACGCCCAGCGGCGCCTAGAGCCCGAGGCCGACGTACTAATCGCGTGGGCGTGCGAGGCCCTAGGCTTATCGGTCGATTGGCTCGACGGGCTCGCTCTAAAAATATGGGAGGAGCGAGCCCGACGGGCTTCGCCCGACAATGGCTAGCGAACCGGCGCCGGTTGCGACCGGCTGGACAGTAGATCACCTAAAGTCGATCGAGGACGCGATCGCTTCGGGCGCCTCGACGGTGCGCTATCAAACCGAGCAGGGCGAGCGCGAGGTCCGCTACCAGAGCCTCGAGGCCTTGCTTACGCTCTGGCGGACGTTGCGGGTCGAGCTCGGCCAGGCGCAACGCGGAAGCGGGGATATCTACGGGCATTTCCGAAAGGGCCTCGAGCAGGGCGGAGCGCCCGACCGCGACACGTTCGATCTCAACCTCGTTCCGGGGCAGGCCTGGCAGGATCCGCGGTTCGGATAGCCGATCGGGGGCCATTTCGTTACTCCTGGTTTAGGGGGTTGACGCATCCGGCGGCCCGAATGGCGCCGGCGAGATCGTATCTCGAGGCCCTGGCGCCGACGGTGGCGACCCAGGCCCCGAGGTCCTCGGGGGGGCTCTGGCGCAGGGTGGCGAGGGCGGCGAGGGCCAGGGCGCCGGCGAGCCGCCAGGGCTCGAGCAGGAAGCGGGCGCCGGCCTGGATCCCGAAGCGCACCCCTCGGGCGGCCAGAGCTCCTAGGGCGCTCTCTGGCGGCTCGCGGACCAGGCGAATGATATCCGTCGCGCTCCAGGCTCCGCCGGGAACAGGCGCCCGCCGGCGCTCCAGGATGCCCCGCAGCGGGGCGAGGGCCTGGCGCACGGCACCGGCGGCCCAATCGGCCCCGAATGTCTGGCGCCAACGGTCGGGCGAGTAGCGCGCGCGCCGGTAGACCTCGGGGGAGTAGCGCCGGAAGCGTGCCCACCATACCGCCCAGGAATTCCGGTCGATAACGTGTATCGTATCGGGGTAGCGTGGGCGTCGCTCGGGGTGGAGCGGGTCCCGCGTCACGGGGAGCCAATCGCCCGGCGAGCAAAGGATCGCGCCCAGGTCCGAGAGTGCCTTTAGGTGCGATCTCATGGAGCGGAGGGTCGGCGGCCCGTGGGGATCGGGCCAGATGCGGCGCAGGCCTTCCGCTCCGACTCGCGCCACGGCCCCGGGCACGTACCAGGGGCGCCGGAGACGCCTTCCCCTGGGCGCTCGTCGCTCCAGGAGCAGGAGGAGGATACGGGCGCGCACGCGCCGGCAATCGCTACGGCGCGATCCCTGGCGGACCAGATCGGCGAGACGGGGGGCGCGACGGTGGAGCTCGACGAGCTCCTCGGGCTCGAGCATTAGGGGCGATTCTCTTTTCGGCGGTTCCTGGGGCGAACGCGACCGGGGGAGGGGGGGTCTCGCCGTCAATGGCTCGCCGGCGCCTGGCCGGTTCGCATGGCTCCGTCTAGTCCTCCCGCGGCCGCAAGCCGACTTTACGCACCCGCCGGCGAATGCAAATACCCGGGCCGGAAAACCGGCGCGTTCGGTTCCCGTTTCTGCTGTGGAAAAATTGTGGATAACTACCGGGGTAGGACTAGCGCGGCGGCCCCCGGAACTTTCACCCTTAAGCATTAACCCCTAAGAAAGAACCCTAAACGGGGCGTTGCTCGCATCCGGGGCGGTTTGCCGCTATTCAAGGAGGGCGATTCTCTTTTCGGCGGCCGGCTCCGAGGGTCCGCCCTGGGGCGCCCTGGTGGAGACACCTCGGAGCCTGGGCCTAGGGGTCGGTCGCCTCTCCACCACAAACCAGGAACCCGCAACCAATGAAAAACCCCAAAGTCGGCGACGCCGTCCGTTTGTTCCTGCACCACAACGGCCCTACGGAGGTCGAATACCGCGGCGAGGTCGTCAAGGTCCACAAAGGCCGACGACTCGACGTCCGGGTTACGCCCAAGGATGTATCGATCGTCGTAACCAACGTCCGGCACCGCGACGAAGCGGCCCAATACGTCAACTCGTGGGCGGCGATCCCGGAGTCGGATACCCCCGCAATCGTCACCACGCCCGACGCGTTCGAAACCGGACCGTAGATGGTCGCGCCCTCCAAAGCGGCAGGCAGGACCGCCGGCAAAACCTTTCACGTCAAGGTACAGACTAATACGCCCTGGGTACGCCTGGCGATTAGCGACGTCGCGCGGCGACAGATGCCTTTCGCAATGGCGCACGCGCTGACGATGACCGCCGGCTTTGCGCGCGACGACGTGCGCGATAACGTGGTGCGGAAATTCACAATCCGAAACCAGTCGCTCTTGAGATCGGCTAAGGGGGGGTTTCTTGCCCAGCGGGCCGAGAAAAAAGACTGGCCCAACCCTCAAGCCGCGGTTTTTACGCGGATGAACTTTTGGAAGCTCCACGAAACCGGCGGGCAAAAACGCCCGGAGCGCGGGGCGAAGCGAGTAGCGATCCCTACGAAGTTCACGATCCGCAAGGGGCGGCGCGGGGGAGGCGGCAAAAAGGCCGGGTCGATGAAGCCGAGCTTCAAGCCCAAAGCGATTCGCAAAAGGAAAACGGCACGCATCGAGGGCGACGAGCTGCGGGCCAAGGTGACCTCGGGCAACGCCCGCCGGCTGCGTTTCCCGATTTTCTACCTCCTCAAGCCGTCGGTACGCATAAAGCCCGAGCTCGAAATGCGCGAGGTCGTGTTCGCGACCGCAAAGCGCCGGCTAAACCCGCAATTTAACCATTCGCTCGGCAAGGCGATCCGGACTGACAATAAAGGACCACGCAACCGAAAAACCGCCGAGCGTCAAGCGCGCTCGGGCAGGAGGCCGTAATACAATGACTACGAAACCGTTTTGGAAGTCCCGCACCCTTTGGGCAAATCTCGGAATGCTCGTACTGTTCGGCGGATTGCCGGCGGCGGTGCCGACGCTCCAGGGCCATATCTCGCCCGAGCTCTACGTCCCGATCATGGCGCTAGCAAACGCCGCGCTGCGAATCGTTACGAACAAAGCCGTAGGCTTGAAAGCCCGCTAGGGTGCCGGCTGGTAAGCAAAGCCCCGGGGCCGGGCCGACGCATGCGGATATTATGGCGGCCCTAGGCAGGGTCCGCGAGGAGGCCCACAAAACGCGCGTACAGGACGACGCCGCGCACGGGCGCATTGACGCGGCCCTCGAGACCCTGGCCGAGGGCGTAACGGTTCTGACACAGCACCTCCACGGCCAGCCGGGCCGCCCGGGGCTACTGCAAATCGTGTCGATCATCCAGACCAAGGTCGCGGTGGGCGTTTGGGTCCTGGGGGTGGTCGCGGCCGCCCTCGTCGCCGGCGTGGTCGGGCTCTTTTGGGAAATGATCCCCCCAAAACCGTAAAGCCCGCTTGACACGGGGCCCGATAGGGCTAAGGTCCAGGCATGGACAGGACCCTCGCCCATGCGACGCATTTCGAACTCCCTCGGGATCGCGAAACTCTAGCGGGGGCCTGTCCAACCACACGAAAGGGGTAAACGAATGGAATCGACGTATTGGATTGCGCAGGCGAACACGGGCGCGCGCGATCGGATGATTTTCCTCCACAACCAGAGCGACGACGGGGGCGAGGCTTTCTATCTAGCCGGTCATCCGACGAAGTTTACGCGCGAGGAAGTGGTCGCGGGGTACACGCTCGTGCGCCCGCTCGACATATCGCCCGGCTCCGAGGATTGCGACCGCCGGAAGGGTGACCGGCGCCGAGGGGTAACGGTCGACGACGCAAGGGGGGCGGTATGAAAGCGGAGAACGTATCAGAGGAGGCGGCCCGACTTGGGCGCGCATACCGAAAGGAGCGGGACGCCGGCGCGCGCGCTTCCCGCTGCACTATCGCGGGGCGCCTACACGTAAACGACTCGGCGCACGAACACCACGCCGCCGACCCCGGTTTCGACGTGCCGGCTCTATGGATCGCAACGCTACGTAACGAATCGGGCGACCCTGTCGCCTCGGCCGAAGGCGAGACGGCCTACGAAGCAATCGCAAACGCCCGGGCGCTCGCCGAGGCCTGGAATGCACAAGGGGCCTAGAAGGAACGCACAATGCCCGAAATCGTAACGCCCTCCCCTGCCGTACTCGCAAGCGCCGCAACGGGTCCGAAGGTCTCGACGCCGCCCGACCCGCTCGCGAACGCGCCCGAGCTGGCAACCCTAGATCCGTTTATTGGCAAGCGTCGCCAAAACGGAACGGGCATCGAAAAGGAAATAATCGCCGACTACGACCGCGTGCTCGAGAGCGCCCTTGTCCGCCTGGGGTGGGTAGAGGCGCGATACCTTGAGTATGCGGCCGACGCGGCTTACGTGCGCGCGCTTCGTAAGACGTTGCGCCAGCTACTTGCCGAGCAATGAAGCAAGCCGGCCTATACGACGACGACCTCGTCGCGTGCCTACGCGCCCAGGTTCGGACGTTGCGGAAAACCGCAAAGGGCGGGGTTTGCCCCGTGTGCGACCAGTACGTAAAGGAATACCCGCGCATGATCGACGGCCAGAGCGCCTACCTGCTGATTCGGCTCGTCCTGGCCTGGCAACGGGAGCCGCGGCCGTATTCGATCCACGAGCTCCCCTATATCCAGGGCCGGCGGGGTGGGGGCGATTTCGCAAAGCTCCGCTATTGGGGGCTTATCGTCGGCGAGGAAAACGAGGAAACGCGCAAGCGGGCCTCGGGGATTTGGAGCCCGACCGCGCAAGGAATCGCCTTTGTTATGCGCGAGGCGCGCGTCCCGAAGCGGTGCTACGTTTACAACGGCAAACCGGATTCCTTTTCAAGCGATACGGTCGAGGTCGTCGAGTGCCTGGGCGAGCGTTTCGACTACGCCGCTCTTATGGCCGAGGCGGTCCCACAATGGGCGAACCAATGAGCAAGACACAGACACCGACTGAGGCGCTGCGGGGGCTGGTGGATGCGGTTGACCGCTCGTATGCAGAGGGCCTCCTAGACCCTGTCAGCCTGGAGGCCGCCCGCGCTGCGCTCAGGGAGGCGAAGGCGGACCCGTGGCAAGAGCTGGTCGGCAAGACGTTCAAGCCCGTCGAGCAGGGCGCGGGGGACAGCCCCGATCCAGTCCCTGGCGACTACGTCCTGGCTACGAAGTACGAAGACGGCGATCCCGGCGATCAGTGGGCCGTCGGGTTCCTGCAACATGTCGTAACCCATGCGGACTATGATCGGCGATTCGTCGTGGTCGATGTCAACGGTGAACCATTCCGCGCGAACGGGTTTCGCCGTGCCGAGAAAGTCTCAGGCGTCCGTGGTGGGTGGATCTTGAAACAGAAAGAGCAGATTGAGGCAGGTGACGCCAGCCTGTGGTACTACGCGACGTGCCCGATGGGCACGGGGGACAGCCCCGAAGCCAAGACGGTAAGCGACGCTGTGGATGCTGGCTTCAACAGGCTGGCGGATGCGAGGGAGGGCCCTCGCGCTCCCCTGGACACGCTGCTCGACACGTTCGAGGCCCTGACCAACCTCTGCGAGCACACCCCCGAGGAAGACGTAGGCACCGGGATCTGCCGCCCACCGATTGCGAAAAACACCCGCGAGCGTATGCGCGCACAGTTGACCGCAGCACGCGCTCCCCTGCGTTGCCAGTCATGCAACTGCAAGATTCCGCTGCCGAATGTTTGCGGGGAGTGTGAGGGGCAGCCGCCCCGCACATCCGCTTGCCCTGAGTGTGGCAGCACTGACCCGAAGGCGACGGCATCGACTTGCCCGGTGTGCGAAGACTACCTCGCGCATTTCGAGCTCGGGTTTTATCGTTCAAGCCCGTCGAGCAGGGCGCTGCGGGCGCTGCTGGAACGCATCGACGAGGACGGGCCGGGACCCTGCTCCCTCATTGTGCAGGCCCCGACGGCCAGCACGTTTGAAGACCCGGCGCTTGCCGCCGCCCGCGCTGCGCTCAGGGAGGCGGAGATCGACCCCACCAAGACGATGTACCCGCGGGGTGCGGGGGACAGCCCCGAAGCCACGGAACCGAACACCGTTAGGCCCCAACAAAACCCGGAGGTTTGTCGAGCAGTAGAGCCAGGGGAGACTGCCGCCAACGACTCAAGCCCTGGCACGGGTGGGGCCGCCATAACGAAGGGGGATGCCAGCGCTTCGGCCAGTGCATCCCCCACTTCCACCAAGGCGGATGCGAGGGAGGGCCCTCGCGCTCCCCTGGGAGAGAAGCCGAACGATGTGGCTGAGTATTGGTATCAGAAGTGCATAGCGGCGACGCTTGAAGCCGACTCCCTCCGCGCCCAGCTCCGTGAGCGCCCCAACCCCACCGAATTCGAGCAGCGAACGTGCTGCCCTAGGTGTGCTTCGTTCGATGTCCAAGAGTACATGGGCGGCGCGATGGCCTGCCTTGCTTGCGGGCATACGGACAATTGCGACGATGCCGACTGGCCCGAAATCTCGGCCGTGCGCCTTGAGCTTGAAACGCTGCGAGCCGCGCTCCGCGAGCGCCCCACCAGGGAAGAGGCGCTAGAGGCGGCGATGCTTTGGGCCGCGCACTACGAAGAGCTGTGCAAAACGAGCGGATCGCCCGCCATCGCCGAGCTGTACACATCGGCCGAAGACTGCCTCGATGCCGTCCTAGCCAAGAGAGCGGAACAGGGGGAGGGTGAGCCTCAAGCCCAACAAGACTCCGAGGGAACCGCGAGTCCGGGGACACAGCAGGCCGCTAGTTCTACGCCCTCCCCCACCCAACCCCACTTGACGAACAAACCGGAGGCTTGATCGATGGTTGACGAACAAACCAACTTGCCCGGTGGTGGATGATGGGTAAACCTGAAATAGAGCTTGAATGGGCGGCAAACCCCCGAGGGGCCAAGCTAACGCTCGTGACTTCTGACCGGGACGCCGTTCGAAACCTCGAGGCCCTTCGCGATGCAATTATCGAGGCCGAGGAGCTGAACGTAACGCTGGGCGATATTCTCCGCGGCAAACAAACTGGCCCGCCGCCTGAGCCGGAGCATTGGCAGGGCACTTCAAACGTTGGCGTAGCGCGCCATGCAGCCCGCATGTGGCGAGCCCGCTGCCGCTGGTTCGAGGCGGAGTGCGAGCGGCTGCGGTCCGGCCTTCAAGAGATCCGTGACGAAGCCGAAGTTGACCACGAATGCAGTACGTGGATCGAGCACCTGGACAGGATTCTGCTTGGTTCGCGTGCCGAGGAGCCCCCGCAATGACTGAGACGCCCAAGGACGTTGCGCGCTTCCTTCTCTTTTTCGCGGCCATGGTTGCCCTGATCGTTACGTGGGCGGCTTTCGTACGTGTGGACTGTGTGCAATGAATAAGCCCAAAGATCGCATTGAGGACGTGGAGCTGACTCCTGCATCTGAGCGTAACGGACTGATTCTGCACCTGTGGCAACGCGGCTTCTCGGCTGCGTACATCCGCCTTCGATTGGAGCTAATGGCGGCTGCTGCGGCAGCCATCGGCAGCGGGGCCGGCGGGAACATTCTGGTTCGGGCAAACCGCCTGGAGGACGGTGAGGCTGCGGCAGCCGTGGACAGCGAGCACAAGCCCGAGGTGGAATGTGCGCGCTGTGGGAGGCGGATCTCCGCGTACATGCCCGATGGGGGCGACTACTTCGGGGAGCACGCGGTGCGTCGAGCAAGCTTGTCGTACCACCGTGCGTGTTGGGAGATGCCGGCCGCCCCCAGCATGCTCGTGCGCGTGCGCAACGGCACGGGCGCCATCGTCCACCTGGGCGACGTCGTCTGCATCAACGGCAAGAACGCCCAGATGGCTGTCCTGGCCAAGGAGCGGGGTGTGTTCGGGGTGGCCATGCAGGATGCAGCCGCGGAGGACGACGTCCTCGTGCGCCTGCGCGGGATGGCCCCAGCCCCAAAGATCGCATTGAGGACGTGGAGCTGACTCCTGCATCTGAGCGTAACGGACTGATTCTGCACCTGTGGCAACGCGGCTTCTCGGCTGCGTACATCCGCCTTCGATTGGAGCTAACGCAATGACTGGCAAGGACCGCTTGACCCCCGTAGACGCTCAGGGGTTCCTGATACAGTCGATCGAAACAGACGACCAGAAGGGCATCGCCCGCACCTACGCGCTGGCGATGCGTGACCACTGGCACGTTGACTGGAAACAGGCAAACGAGGCCGTCATAGCCTCGCGTGGGCCCGCAGCTTTGACGGCGATCAAGACTCGGGCATGGAAGATCGTTGAGGGTAAGGTGGCTTTCGATGACTGACAAGGACCGCACGAGACCGTTCACATGCATCGACTGCGGCGCGCATCCGTCCGATGGAACCGGCGCTGTAGTCCACCGCATGGACGAAGGCTGGCTGTGTGAAGATTGCGGCGGACATGCCAAGGACCAGGAAACTCAAGACCTGACGGACACGCTACGGGAGGCCCAGCGCAATGACTGACAAGGACCGCGAGCAACGCGCGCTGGAGCTGGCGACGGATGCGCTGCACCGGACCTTCGATTATGACGACAGGTTGCGGAATGTAACCGCCGCCATCCTCCAGGCCATGGACGAGGAGCGAGAGCGGGCGCTAGGGGGAGGGCTAACGCTCAGCCTTGAGGAAACGAACAATCTTTGGATGGCTTGTGACCGATACGTTAGCGACGTAACACCGAACGCCCGCGTGGCGCTAACCAAAACCTTGTACCAAGTTCACCAGGATGCACGCGAGCGCTCACTCAATAACACCACGGCGTGATCGTGCGGCGCAGATCGAGCAGATCCCCGCAAGGGATCGACTACAAGTGGTAGAATCTCCAAACAATGGTCACGCTAGGCGGCACCGGCAATCTGATAGCCAGGTGATGGAATCGTTCATAATCTCATCCCAGGTGGGCTCCGCATGCAGGCTGGTACTAGTCAGCCCGTGACCACCCAACCTAAGCACTAACCAAGAAAGAGCCTCGAACATGGGACGACGTGCGCACGCTCCGAGAGGTACACGCGCGCACCGTGCGCGCAGAGCCCCCCCCCGGGCCCCTATTGGGTCCTTCCGGCCGCGGGGGCTCAGAGGGTGTCGGCGACCGCCGTCGCTTTTTAGTGTGGCGGCCCGAAACGGGGTTGCCGGGCGGGGTGCCGTTTTGGCACGGGTGGCGGGGGGTGCCGCGACGCCTCGCCCCTCAACTTGCGCCCGGCGGAGCGGTCGCGACCGTGTACCGTCGGGGAAAAGGGGCACTAGGCGAGGTCGGGACACCGGGCCGGGTCGCGCCTGGAAACCGGACTCGGCAAGCCTAGTGCCCCGCTTCGACGGGTACGGGACTCGGGTGGGAGCGTGCTGACACGCGCATGGACCACCGAGGGGCCGCCAATCAGCCGGGGTTCGAGGCCCCCGGCGCCCGCCCCCCTCCTACCGGAGCTCCCGTCGTGAACCGCGAACAAGTGTTAGGGCAACTGCTAATCGGCGCGGGCAATGTCCCGGTTGATTGTGTCAACCTCGGCGACCTCGACCTCCTGGAGGGTTTGCACGCTTACGACGAGGGCTGCACCGATTCGGGCATAAGGGACGAGGTCGGGCGTGCCAAACTCCGCGAAAAACTACGGTTAGGCCCTACTGCTCGGTCGGGCCGTTGTGATGAGCAAATGGAGCTCGTTCGCCTGTTCCTCGTGCGCGCTGCACTCCCGCCGTACTCATGCGAGGACGTCGCCGGCGCCCTCGACTGGCTTCGCTCGAGTATGGGGGTTGACTGGCTATGACCGAACCCAACGGAAAGGACCTCAACCTCGCGCGCGAGCTCGCCGGCGCGGTCGTGCGCAACCTCGCGGGTAAGCTCCGCGGGAGGCCATGCGCGGGTTGTGGGGAGCCGCTCGGGGACGCTTTCCTCGTCGGCGTTTCCCGACCCGCCCAGGGTGCGCCGGCGGCGGCCTGGGGAGCCTGTCACTCTTGCGCCGATACTCACGGGCTCCCGGCGATTTCGGCAAGCGTCGAGGCCGGGCTCGCGCGCGGCGCCGAGGAAATCGGACCGGAGGAACCCTAAATGGCCGAGGCCCAGCGGGACCGCTTCGCCGCGGCGGCTTTGTCGTGCTTCCGCTTGGCGGTGCCCACCGGAGACGGGGGGCGCTGGGATTACGTGGACAAGGCGGAGGCGAAGCAAATCGACCTCCTCGCCCGAAAGGCCTATGCCATTGCCGATGCCATGATGCGGGCACGCGCGCGCGGCGCCGAGGAAATCGGGACGGAGGAACCCTAAATGGACGTACCGGATTATTTTACGGAGCTACCGACCACGAACCGGACGCCCGGCGAGGAGGCGGCCCTAATCGAGGGCGTTCGCAAAGCGGCGGCCCTGGTTGAGGCCTACGCGAAGCGCGCGCCGCCCATCCATCGGGGGGCGCTCGACGAGGTCGTCGAATATCTAGGCCTGCTGGCGGGCGATTCTCCGCCCGGGATGGGGGGGGGCTCATGAGCCGATGGCTCGACGGGTTGCGCGCGCGGTGGGACGCCTGGCACCAGCGGCGCCGAGATGAAGCTTGGCGCCGGCGCAACGGGCTACCGAAGGACTATTTTACGGCGTCGGTTGCGGCCGGGGACCGAGGAGTCGCCCGCCAGGCGGTCGCGGCGCTCGACGTGCTCCGCGACCTATACGCGCAGGACGCCCGAATAGACCAGCTCGACCGCGCTCTCGCGCCCTTCGACTTGTGCGTCCTCGACCACGATCCGGAGCGCAAGGTAATCCGGATCGGCCGCCCGGCGCCGCCTCCCCCTCCCCCCCCCGTAACCGACTAACCCCTCTCCCGAGAGGCCCCCCGCGAGGGGGCCGGCAACCTGTCCCCCGAGGGGGCACCCCGCGCGGGTGTCCCCTCCCTACCCCTACCTCCGCCCCGGCGAGACGGTCCCGCCGGGAGGTCGAAAGGCGATTGGGATCTGATACGCTCAGGCGGACCCGGGGCCTTTTGCGGGGTCCCGCTTCTCCTTTTGCTTTGCGTCCAGGCGCGGGCCGTTGGGGGCGTTTGTTACCCCTTCCGCTCCTCGCGGCTCTCGCTTGGGCGTTTCCATTACCCGGGGGCGGGGATAATGACAGGCCGAAAGTACCTACTCGTAGGCGACGCGCCGACGCCGCAGGAGGGCGCCGAGCCCGCCGGCTGGATCCTGCCGGATGGCGGCACGCTCCCCGGCAAGGCTAACGCCGTTTTGAAAATGACCGGCTTCGACCTCGAGACCTACCTCGAGACCTTCGAGCGCACGCACGTAACCGACTGGATTCCGGTTGCCGAGCGCCCCTTTTCGCCGGCCTTTGCGCGCAAGCGCGCCGCGGCCCTGACGCGGGAGCTCGCCGGCGGGGACCTCCGCGACCTCGAGGCGGTGCTCGTGCTCGGCCGGCGCGCCGCTAACGCCTTCAATTGGTGGGGCGAGCGGTTCGACGGGCAGCTCGGGCGCATATCCTCGGCCGAGCTCGACTATTTCCTTTGGCGATCGATCTCGACCGGCGGGAGCAAGGGCAAGCGGACGCGAGTAGCGGCGGCCCTACTCCCCTACCCGGCGAAGCTCGACGGGCACGAGGCCGGGCGAGCGCGCGACTTTTTCGCCAAGCTCGCGGGGTGAGGGTTGCCGCTAGTATCCCAACGCGCCTACGGGCGGCACCGGGGTTGCTCGCATACGGCGGTACAGCGGGCGATCCAATCGGGGCGGATCGAAAAGGCGCTAAGGGAGAAAAACGGGCGGACGCTGATCGATCTCGAGGCCGCGGACAAGCTCTGGGCGAAAAACACGCAAGAGACGCTCCGACGCGCACGGCCCAAACCAAAGGGCAAAACCATTACCCAATCGGTAATCCCCGGAACCGAGGAGGACGTCGCGCGCCTGCTCGAGGCCGAGGCCAAAACCAACGGCCGCGAGGAGGTCGGCGCGGTAGCGCGCGCGAGCATACAAAGCGCGCAGGCGAAAAAGCTCGAGGCGCAAGCATCCCTAACCGAGCTACAGGTCGAGCGCGAGCTCGGGCGCACGCTTCCACGCGACGAGGTCGAGCGCGAAGCGGCACGGGTGGCGCGCATCATTCGCGACGGTTTGCTCGCCCTGCCCGATCGGCTTTCGGGCCTGCTCGCGGCGGAAACCGAGGAAACGCTTATCCGCGATCTACTGCGCGAGGAAACGACGAAATTACTCGAGGAACTCGTCGCTAACGTCAAGGCTTAGATTCGATGCAACCCTATTACGAACACGCCGGAATAACCATCTATCACGGCGACTGCCGGGAGATCCTGCCGCACGTCAAGGCGGATTGCGTGGTGACGGACCCGCCGTATGGAGTGGGATTCCGCGGCGAAGAGTGGGACGCCGAGATTCCCCATTGGTGGCTGCCGCTTGCTCGCGGGGCTGCACCGGTCGTAGCGTTTACGACGGCACCGACAACCATGTGGGACTATCCCCGCCCGGACTGGGTTCTGTGCTGGTATCGGCCCGCCTCAAGCTCGCGCAGCCCATCGGGCGGATTCAATCACTGGTCCCCTGTGCTTGTGTACGGCAAAGGCTCACCGTCGCCCGATTCGATCAACCTCCACGCCATTCAACACGCGCAGCGCACCGGCTTCGAGCATCCGTCGCCCAAACCCGAGGCCCTCATGCGATGGCTTGTGAGTGCATGGGAGGGCACCATCCTTGACCCCTTCATGGGCTCGGGCACCACGCTTCGGGCTGCCAAGGATCTCGGCCGCGAGGTCATCGGGATCGAGATCGAAGAGAGGTATTGCGAGATTGCCGCGAGCCGGCTGGCCCAAGAGGTTTTTCAATTCTGACCGCGACTGAAATTTACCGAAACGCCTTTGCGGTCGCGCTCACGCCCGAGCGGCGGCTTTCCGTGTCCGAATGGTCGGATAGATATCGGCGTTTGACCCTACGCAGCTCGGGCGAGCCGGGCCGATACCGCACGTCGCGGACGCCGTACCTCCGCGAAATCATGGATTGCCTATCGGTCGAGTCCTCGGTGCAAAAAGTCGTCGTAATGAAGGGCGCCCAGGTTGGCTATACCGAGGCGGGTAACAATTGGCTCGGGTACATAATCGACCACGCGCCCGGCCCTATCCTCGCCGTACAACCGACGATCGACGTCGCGCGCCGGTTTTCCCGGCAACGCCTCGACACGTTGCTAGAGGATTCGCCCCGCCTGGCGGCGAAGGTTGTCCAACGCTCATCGCGGCAGGCGGCTAACTCGACCAACCTAAAGGAATTCCCATCGGGAATGCTCCTCCTGACCGGCGCCAATAGCGCCGCGGGCTTGCGCATGATTACCGCGCGCTACTTGTTCCTCGACGAGGTCGACGCTTTCGCGATCGACGCCGACGGCGAGGGCGACCCGATCCTCCTCGCTCGCCGCTCTACTCGCACGTTCGGCACGCGCTCTAAGATGCTAATGGGTTCGACGCCTACCTCGACGGGGACCTCGAGAATCGAACAGGCTTACGAACAAAGCGACCAATCGGTTTTTATGGTTACGTGCCCCGATTGCGATCGCGAGCAAGAGGTCAAATGGCCGGCGATCATCTACGAAAAGGATCCCGACGACCCGACGCGCGTCCTCGACGGCTCGGTCGGCTTGCGTTGCCAGGGGTGCGCGGTGCTGATTCCCGAGACGCAAAAGCGCCTCCTCCTCGAGGGCGGGCGGTGGGTCGCTAAGGTCCCTTCGCGCTCGAGCAGGGTCCGCGGCTTTCATATCTCGGGCCTGCTCGCCCCGCCGGGGTGGTTTTCCTGGACCGAGGCGGCCGAGCTCTGGCTCGAGGCCAAGGGCAAGCCCGAGCAACTCCGGGTATTTGTAAACCAGGTCCTCGGCGAGACCTTTCGCGAGACGGGGGAAATGCCCGACTGGAAGGTCCTATTTTCGCGCCGCGAGCCGTACCGGCTCGGCACGGTGCCCGAGGGGGGCCTCGTGCTTACGGCCGGGGCCGACGTCCAGGCGGACCGGATCGAGGTCGAGGTCGTGGCCTGGGGTCCGGAACGGGAATCCTGGTCGGTCGACTACGTCGTAATCCCGGGCGATCCGGCCGAGCCCGACCCCTGGCACGGCCTCGAGCAGGTCCTAAAGCGCCCCTATCCGATGGCCGGCCAGGAAGGGCGCGAGCTCCGGATAAAGCTCGCGGCGATCGACGCCGGTTACCTGCAAACGCACGTCGTCGAGGCCTGCCGGCGGATCGGGCGCTATCTCGCGATCCCTATCAAGGGCCGCGACAAGTACCCGCAGCTAATCGGCCCCCCGACGGCGGTCGAGGTCAAACGGGCGGGCAAGCGCATAAAGCGGGGGGGGAAGCTCTGGCCCCTGGGGACCGATATCGCGAAACACGAGCTTTATGCAAACCTCCGCCAGATGCCCCCGGCGGAAGGGGAGCGCACCCCAAACGGCTTCGCCCATTTCCCCGAGTACGCCGAGGAGTATTTCCGGCAACTATGCGCGGAGCAATGCACCCCGCACGTCGTCAAGGGCTCCGGCGGGGCGGCCCCGAGGCGGGTTTTCGCGTGGGAAAAAATCCGAGAGCGAAACGAGGCTCTCGACTGCCGGGTCTACGCCCGGGCGGCCGCGGCAATCGTCGGGGTGGACCGTTGGGGGCCGGAGGATTGGCTCGCCCTCGCATCCGGGGCGGTTTCCGAGAATACTCCCAAGGGCAAGCCCGAGACCCGCAAGCCCAAGCTACCCCGCAGGACAGGCCCGATAATCGACCCGAATAAATGGCGTGGACGACCAAAGATCTAGCCGACCTTGAGGAGGCGATCGCCTCGGGGGCGTTATCCGTCCGCTACCAAACCGAGCAGGGCGAGCGCGAGGTCCGCTACCGATCGTCCGCGGACATGCTCGCGCTTCGCCGGCTCATGCGGACGCGGCTCGGGATCTCGACGGGTAAAGACCGGGTGACCTACGGAACCTTCGCGAAAGGGCTCGGCACGCCTCCCAAGCCGGGCGGGGCAATATGACGGAGTCAACTTTCCTCGAGCGGTGGGCGCCGGGTCTGGCGCTACGGCGCTCGCGTGCTCGGTTTCGCGCCGCGCAGTACCGAGACGCACGCCTCCGAATCGAAGCGGCAACCGTCGGGCGCCGCACTCAGGGATGGGTCGCGGCCGGCGGGTCGATGACAACCGAAACGGACTACTCGCTAAACCGTCTACGGGCTCGCGCGCGCGATCTCACGTTTAACAATGACCTCGCGGCGACGGCGGTCGAGGTTCTACAAAGCGCGCTAATCGGGACGGGGCTACGCCCGAAAGCAATGGCGAAGGCCAAGCGGCGCAACAGGACGGCGCAGGATCTTTGGAAAAATTGGGCCGAAACGACCGAGGTCGACCCCGAGGGGTTGCTCAATATTTACGCGATCCAATCGCTAGCGACGCGCTCCCTTGTCGAATCGGGCGAGGTCCTTTTGCGGCGTTGGCCCCGCCGGCGGAGCGACGGGCTCGCCGTTCCGCTACAAATCCAAATGCTCGAGGCGGATCATATCGACACGTCCAAAAGCGAAACCCTCGACGGCGGGAATCGCATAATCCAGGGCGTCGAATACCAGGGGAACCGGCGCGTCGCCTATTGGCTCTATCCCGACCATCCGGGCGACTCGAGGCTCGTCCGCACGACCGAATCGGCCCGCGTGCCGGCCGGGGATATCGTCCATTTGCTCGAGGTCCTCCGGCCTGGCCAGGTCCGCGGGATTCCGCGCGGGACGCCCTGCCTACTCCGGATCCGCGATTGGGACGACTACGCCGACGCGCAGCTCGTCCGCCAAAAGCTCGCGGCTTGCTTCGTGGCTTTCGTCCACGATATCGAGGCCGGCGACGATAACCCGGCCGTCGCGGCGGCGGGCTTCGAGGAGGAGGCCTTCGAGCCGGGTATGACAAAGCAACTCCCGCCGGGCAAATCGGTAACCTTCGGCAACCCGCCCGGGGTCGAGGGCTTCGAGGACTACGCCCGGATAAACTTCCGCGGGATCGCTTCCGCCTTCCGCGTGACCTATGGCGAGCTCACGCAAGATTACTCGCAAGAGAATTTCTCGAGCTCGCGCTCGGCCGGGATCCCGATCCACCGGAGCCGCGAGCGCCTCCGCCGGCATACCCTGATTCCGCACCTGGGCGCGCGCCTATGGGGCTGGATGATCGACGCCGCGGTAACCGACGGGCGGCTCGACTCGCCCGACGTGCCGGCCGCCTGGCGCGCTCCGCGGCAATTCCTCACGGACCCCGCTCGGGAGATTCCGGCGCAAATCCGGGGCGTCCGGTCGGGTTTCCAAAGCATTTCGGGCGCGATTCGCGAGCTTGGGGAGGAGCCGGAGGAGATTTTCGACGAGCTCGCCGAGGACTACGCCGCGATCGACGAGCGCGGGCTCGTGCTCGAGACCGACGGCCGGGTCCCGGTTGCCGGCTCCCCCGGAGCGCAGGGCGGGGAGGGCGGCGAGGGCTCCGGCGGGGCCGGCGGCGAGCGTAAGGACGGCGGGGATAAGGGCGACGAGGACGCCGAGGACTAGATAAGGGGGGTTGTTTTCCTACCTCGACTTGTGACAGAAAGGCAAAGCATGAGACCCCCGGTAACGCTCTTTTCGGGCCGGCTACTCAAGCCCCGAGGCGCGCAGCGGCCCCAGGCGCTCGAGCTCGCGGGCAAGGTCCCGGCCGTCCAAACCTTCGCGGCGACCGCGCTTCCGGAGACCTTCGACGCCGATAAATTGACCTTCGAGGTAGTTTTCTACTCGGGCGCGAAGGTCCTCCGACAACGGTTTTTCGACGATCCTTTCGAGCTCCGCCTATCGCTTGCCCCCGACGCCGTCCGTATGGGTCGGATTCAAAGCGGCCGGGCGGCCTTCACGATCGACCACGCGCGGAGCATTCGCGACACGATCGGAATTATCGAAAGCGCCAGCCTGGGCGCCGACGCGCGCGCGCGGGTGCGACTCTCGCAACGCGACGACGTCGCGCCTATCGCTATGGATATCCAGGCGGGGATCTTGAAAAGCGTTTCAATGGAAGCGGCGATTTACGCGACGAATGACGTTACCGAAAAAACGGATAAGCTCGAGCAAATCGAGGCGATCGATTGAGAGCCGATGGCGGTCTCTCTCGTTTCCGTCGGCGCGGACGCCGACGCGGAAGTATTAGCGGCGCTCGAGGCGAGCGGCCGGACCTATTTTCTACCCGAGGCCCAAGTAGAGGCTAACCAAATGGATAACCAAGACCCCGAAACGAGCGTCGACGCGACGGGCGCCGGCGAGGCCGAGCTCGAGCAGGCGCGGACCGAAACCCTCGAGCAGGAGCGCGCGCGGGTCTCGACCATTACGGACGAATGCCAGCGGGTCGGCTTGGCCGATAACGCGAAGGACTACATTCAGCGCGGTTTGACCGTGGAAGCGTTCCGCGGCGAGCTCCTCGACGCGATCGCAACGCGCGCCGAAAGCAACGGCGGCGAGGGACACGGGCAATACCACGTCGGCGAGGGGCAGGTCGAAAAGCTCCAACTCGCGGCGGTTGAGGCGGTGATCGCGCGCGGCGGCCACGTCCCGGGCATGAGCCGCGCGGATATTTCCGACTCCGGCCGCGAGGTAATGGGGATGAGTCTTATTCGCCTCGCCGAGGCGGTGCTCGAGGCGCGCAATCCCGGTTCGACGCGCGGCAAGGGGCCGATGGGGATCGCTACGCTCGCGTTCCATTCGACTAGCGATTTCCCCTCCATCCTGGCGGACATTCAAAACAAAACCCTTCGCGCGGGATACGATGAAACGCCGCGAACGTGGATGCCGTTTACGCGCGAGACCACGGCTAACGACTTCAAAACCATTCAACGGACCCAGCTCGGCGAAGCTCCGAGCCTGCTCAAGGTCCCCGAGGGCGCGGAAATTACCGAGGGCACGATCGGCGACGCGAAGGAGCGTTATGCGCTCGCGACCTACGCCCGGATTTTCTCGGTTACCCGGCAAACGCTGATAAACGACGACCTCGACGCGCTCTCGCGTATGCCGTTCATGTACGGCGCCGCGGCCTCACGCCTCGAGTCTGACCTCGTGTGGGGAATCCTGACGGCTAACGCGGTCATGGATGACGGGATCGCGCTTTTCCACGCTTCGCATGGAAACCTCGAAACCGGGGACGTCGGACAGGCGAGTTTTACGGCAATGCGCAAAGCGGCGCGATTGCAAACGGGCGTCGGCGGCGTGGCAAAGCTGAACATCGACCTTCGTTACCTCATGGTTCCGCCCTCGCAAGAGGTCGACGCCTTGAAAGAAACGACACTGATTACCCCGGCCCAATCCTCGAACGTAAACGTATTCCAAGGGGCGTTCGACGCGGTAATCGTCGAGGCGCGGCTCGAGGACACGAGCACGACCGAGTTTTACATGAGCGCGCGTCCGGGCCAAATCGACACGCTCGAGCTTGCGCGCCTGGTCGACTCCCCGGTTCCGAGAATCGAATCGCAAATCGGGTTCGAAATCGACGGCGTCCGATTCAAGGCGGCGCACGATTGCGCCGCGGCGGCGATCGATTACCGCGGCCTGGTCAAGTCCTCCGGCGTCTAAACCAAGGGGAACCTAGTAACAATGAACACGCGAGTACAAAGCGGGGCCACGATCGACTTTACCCTCGCCGGCACGGTGGCGGCGGGGGATGGGATCCTGATCGGAACGGCGGGTATCGTCGGCGTATGCACGACCGACGGCGTCAGCGGCGACACGATCGCGGTAGCGGTCGAGGGCGTCTACACGATGGCTATGGACGTCGCCGATACCGTCGCGCAGGGCGAGCCGCTCTATTGGGACGACGGGAATAGTCGCTGGACGACCGTCGCGGCGGCCTCAAAATTTGCGGGCATCTGTTGGGAAGATGCCACGACCCAAACGACCGTAAAGGTCAAGCTCGTAAACGGCGGCAAGGACGTCCTCGGCTAGGGTGCCCGTATGGCTTGGGCGCGACTAGCTTCGCTCGCCCAGCGGGCCGGACAACGGGCCTTCGGCGTCGAGGGCCTCGTTTCCTGGGAACCGAAAGCAACCGCCCCGGGGCCGGGCCTCCTGGTCGCCGGGGTGTTTTTCGAGGCCTGGCGCGAGCTCTCGCTGCAAACCGAGGCGGGGGTCGACGACCGCCGGCCGCACCTGGACCTAATGCTCGAGGACCTGCCGGCGGCCCCCGTCGAGGGCGACCGGGTCCGGATCCCCGGCACGGGCGGGAAGCTCTACGAAATCGTCGGCGACCGCCCCGACGGGGAGGGCGTCGTAACGCTTCCCCTTCACGAGGTCACGGTCGACGCGGGGGTCGGCGTGGGGCCTCCGCCGGCGGCGGCCTTGAGCGCGACGGCTTTCGGCTTGGCGGTGGTCGCGTGAGCCTCGAGGACATCCAGGCCCGAAAGGCCATCGTCGAGCGCCTGGTCGATCGCACGGCCGCAAAGGGGCGGGTTTTCTCGAATCGGACGCTCCCTATCCGCGTCGAGGACCTCCCGGCGATCTACGTCCAAATGCGGACGGTTCGCTCGCAGCTCTACATTGTGAGCGGGCGCCGCCAGTATCAACGCGAGCCCGACGTCGAAATCGAGTGCATAGCGGCTAAGGGCGCGGACGACTTCGCCGACAACCTCGCCGACCTCATGGCCGAGGACGTCGAGGCGCTCCTCGAGCTCGACCCGACCCTGGGGGGGTGCATTTCCGACCTGTCGGTCGTGGGGGACGCTCGAGTAGGTATCGACGAGGAGGGCTCGCAACCCGTCGCCGCCGCAATCGTCCCGGTCCGCCTGGTCTACTTCAAGGACGCAATCGAATGCGATCCCGCGGCGCTCGCGCACTTCGAGAGCCTGTCGGTCGTCTACGAAACGACCGGCGTTATGCCCCCGATCGCTCCCACCTTCTTACCCCCGAGCGGACCCTAGATGGCCGGCGAAACCTTCGACGGTCCCGAGGCCCCGCCCATTTACGGCGTATCGACGCCGGGCCTAACGCACCCGCCTACGTCGGTTGTCGGCCCCGTGCCAACCGTGCTCGACGAGCCGGGCTTTATCAAAAACCGGCTGTTTCAGGACACGAAGTACATAGGCAGCGGCAACGGAGCTAACGGGCAAACGTTCAAGCTGACCTATTCGCGACTTCGCCCCGACTTTACCTGGCGAAACTGCGAGTTTACCCATCGGGTACACGCCCTGGTTGCACCGCCAAACGATCCCGCCTACATACCCTGGCCCGGGGAGCCGGCTTCCGGGCTGGAGCTCTATCAAACCGGCGTGCCGGGGCCTCCGGCAACCGTTCAGGGCACGGGCAGCCCGTTTACGCTGATTCGGACGCACGGCTCGCGGCGCTGGCTTATTGAAAATTGCTGGTTTCACTGGACGGGCAAAGAGCACGGTTTTTACGACGACGAAGTCGGCCCGCTAACGGTCATACGTAACTGTAAATTCGACCATTGCGCGGGGCAGGCTATCCAGCAATTTAGGCGCGACCAGGGATTGCCCCCGAAAAACCCGTCGACGAATCCGGGCCTAAACCCCGAGGAGTACGTCCTCGACGATACCGGCCTAATGTGGGTCCATTCGAACGCATTTGAGCATAACGGGCTTGCCCCGCACGGGCTCGGGCGCGCGAACGTGCAAACCCGTTTCGGTCCCGCGGAAACGGACCCGGCGCTCGGTCCTAAAGTCCCTTACGAATTCCCGGTCGACGTCCTGCTCGAATCGAATACGTACCTTCACGACCACGGCCTAGGTACGTGGTACGACTGGAGCGTTTTCGGAAACGGCGGCACCCCCGGCGCTTTCATGGTCGAATGGCGCAAATACGGCGTCGTTCGAAACAATGTCGTTATCCATAACAACCAATCCGGCAAGTCGATTGGGTTTTGGAAGTTTGTTGACCTGGTGGTCGTCGAGGGGAACCAATTCGACGGCGGCAACCTTGAGATAATCCAAGATTGGGCGAGCTCGCTCCGGCCGCATATGTACGTCCTTTGGCGTAATAACACCGGCGCGGGCGAGGTAAGGATTCGCGACAAGGTCGGCGCGGCGAATCCGGTAACGGTCAAGACCTACAATATTACCGACGACTTTATCCTCCTCGGCGAGCCTATGGGCGCGCTGATTACGCCGACTACCAACTTTGGTACGTGGCCCGTTTTCGGGCACGGTGGAACGGCGCGCGCGGTAAAAATCGAGGGGCAGGCCCCGATTGTCGTTTCCCTCCCATCGGGTAACCAAACGGTCGCCCCGCTACCCGCAACCGCGGCGACGGCGACGGTTGCGACCGTCGCGCAGGGCTCGATTACCTTTGCGCCGCGGACGCCGGTTATCGGCTTCCCGGCGACGGTCGGCTCGACCGTCACGGTTACAACGGGCTCTATGCTCATCGAGCCGCCGGCCGCGACTGCGGCGCCGGCGACCGAGCCGCCCTTTATCGATGCCGGGATCCTGCTCCGGCCCCTGACCGCGGAAACGCGCTCGAGGGCGGCCGGGCCGGCGGCGAGGGCGCTCTCGGGGTTCGCGCCGAGCTCGGGCTTTTCCGCCACGATTGCGTCGACCGTCGCGACGAGCGAAATCGTGCCCCTGGCGGCGACGGCCGCAACGGCGACCCAGGCCTCGGCGAGCGTTACGGCCGGCTCGCAAACCGTTACCCCGGTCCCGGTCGCCGGCGAATCCGAGGCGCTCCTCGGCGCGCTCGTAGCTGGCTCCCTGGCCCTCTCTCCGAGCCCCGTCGCGGCTTCGACGGCCACGGCCGACCCAGGGGTCTCGAGTCCCGCGGCGCCGACTCCGGCCTCCGCAGCAAGCGCGACGGTCGGCTCGACGATTCACCTCGGCTCGGCGGTGGCAGCTCCGGCGGCGGCGAACGCTTCGACGGCGGCCCTATGGCCGACCCAGGTCGCGCAGGGGAGCGTATCGATCGCGCCGGCGCCGGCGAGCGCCCAATCGGCCACGGCCAACCCCGCGACGGTCCTTACGGGGGGGTCGGTAACCGTTGGCCCCTTACCCGTCACGGCGACGAGCTCGACCATTTTCGGCGAGCTCGCTCTAGGCTCGATTTCGCTTGGATTCTCCGCGAGCCCCGCCCAGGCCTTTACGCAAACCGTCGGCACGCTGACCCTCGCGGCCCTCGAGCTGGCCCCGCTCCCGGCGACGGGGCTATCGGCGACCCTCGACCCAATGGTCGGGACGAGCGACCTCGTCGCGCCTATCGCGGCGGGGGCGGGCACCGAAACCCGCCCGCCGAACGTCTCCGGCGAGCTCGTCGCGACGGCCTTTACGGCAACCGCGGACCCCGCGATCCTGCTCTCGACCCTGCTCGCAACGCCGGCGGCGGCCCAGGGCAGGGGGGCAACGGGCGGGCCTAACGTCGTAATCCCGCAGGTATCCCAGCAAATCGTTCCCGAGGCCCGGGACCATATCCAGATCGAAGCCGGGCCGCCCCGCGAGCCGCCTCCGCGGCCGATCATCTATGGCGCGCCCTTCTAGCCGTTCCGTTGCTATCGGTCCGCGAGTCCGCCTAGACTCGGCGCTATGAAGGTTCGCCCCTCGGACCGCGCGATAGGCGCCGGCCTGCTCCTGGTCGATCCTAAAACGCGACTAGCGATTCCGGCCGAGGGCGTCGAGGTCCCCGGCCGCCCCTCGTACTGGCTTAGGCGGATCGCCGACGGGGACGCCGTCGAGGTCCTCGAGCACGAGGACAGGCCGCCGGCAACGGCAAAGCGCAAAGCGAAACCCGATACGGAGTAACGATCGATGGCTATTTCCTTCGCCCAAATCCCGAGCACGATTCGGACGCCGTTCATTTTCGTCGAATACGACCCGTCCAACGCCCAGCAAGGGCCAATCCTCCAGCCGTATACGGCGCTGCATATCGGCAACCGGCTATCGACCGGAACCGTCGCCGAGCTAACGCCTAAGCTCGTGACCTCGGCCGACCAGGCCGCGCAATTCTGGGGGTCGGGCTCCATGCTCCACCTAATGGCGGTGGCCTGGTTCGCGAATAACCGGACCGTCAAGCTCTGGCAAATCGCGCAGGACGACGGCGCCGGCGCGAAAGCGACCTCCGACCTAACGGTAACGGGGACCGCAACGGCCGACGGCACCGTTTATCTCTACGTAAACGGAACGCGGATACAGGTCGCGGTAACAAACGGCGACGACGCGAATACGGTCGCGGCCGCGATCGACGCAGCGGTAACGGCCGAGGTCGGCTTGCCGGTTACCTCGAGCGTAACGACCAACGTCGTAACGCTTACAAGCGTCCACGCCGGCGAGACCGCGAACGAGCACGACGCGCGCTTCAATTACGCCGAGGGCGAGGAATTCCCCGACGGCGTTACGATTACCGCGGCCGCATTCGCGAGCGGCACGGGATCGCCCGATATTACGGCGGTCTGGCCGGTCATCGAGACCGAACAATATCATGTAATCGCGGTCGGCAACCGCGACACGACCACGCTCGCCGACGTAAAAGCGGAAATGGCGGCGCGTGCCGACGCGCTCCGGATGCAAGAGGGTGTCGCGTTTTTCGGTGCGCGGCAAACGCACGCTGAGGCCGTGAACGAAGGCCTTGCCCAAAATTCGGGATTCGATTCGATTCTGAGTATCGACGAGAGCCTCGAGGCTTCCTACCAGATTGCCGCGGCGTATTGCGGTCAGGTCGCGGCCGCGGCGCAATCGGACCCCGCGCGACCCTTCAAGACTCTTTCGCTCAACGGGATCAACCCGCCGACCCTCGCGAAACGCTTTACTCGGGCCGAGCGGCAAACGCTGCTCGAGTCTGGCGCGGCGACCTGGTACGTCGACCCGGGCGGGGTGGTGCGAATCGAGCGCGCGATTTCGACGTTTACGCTAAACGCCCTCGGGGTCGCCGATACGGCTTACCTCCAACTCAACACGGCGTTTACACTGTCCTACCTACGCTTTGCCGTGCGCGCGCGATTCTCTTCGCGCTACCCGCGCCACAAGCTCGGCGACGACGGCAAACGCTACGGCGCCGGCCAGGCGATCGTAACCCCCGCGCGCGCGCGGGCGGAATTCGTCGGTTTGTTCCTCGAGTGGGAGGAGCTCGGGCTCGTGGAGAACCTCGAGCAATTCAAGCGCGACCTGATCGTCGAGCGCAATCCGAGCGACCCCAACCGCCTCGACGCCGTCCTCCCGACCGACCTCGTCAACCAGCTCGAGGTAATGGCGGTTAAACTGCAATTCCTTCTCTAGGAGCTTCGAACAATGGCTAGACCCTCTCCGAGACGCGGCGGAATCGTATCGCTTTCCGTCAATGGCGAGCAACTCGATGTAGCCGACGACCTCGAGTATCAACTTTCGGGCGACGAGCGGGAGGCGGCAACGGGTCCGACCGGCGTACAAGGCTACATAACGAAGCCTATTGTGCCGTTTTTCGCGACCTCGCTCCGCGATTCGGACACCTTCGACGCCGGCCTCCATTCGCAAATCACGGGCGCGACGGTAACTGTCGAGCTCACGAACGGAAAAACGATTACGCTCCGAGACGCCTGGGCAACCGGCGCCTGGTCTCAGCAAGCCGTCGAGGGAACGATCGCGGCCCGCTGGGAAGGCCTGTCCGCGAGCGAAGTCTAGAGAACACTCCAAACCAGAGGACACGATGACGACCCAACCCAGGGCAGGGAAAAACAACGACGCGCCGGCCGAGCCGGGGACGATCACTATCGAGCTAAAGGACCCGATTCCTTTCGGCGACGAAATGGTCGAGGAGCTGAAAATGCGGCCGCTCCAGGCGGGCGACCTATGGGACCTCCCGCTCGAGGGCCTCAAAATGGGCGATATGCTTACGATCGCTTGCAAGGTCTCTTCGACGCCCCCGCCCCTAATGAAGCGCGCGAGCGCCCGCGATATGGCGGCCATCGTCGGGGCGATAAACGACCAGCTCGCCCCTTTGCAAGAAGCGACGACCTAGAGCCGGTCCCCGCCCTCGGGGATTGTGTGGCGGTCGTCGCCTATGTATTTCACTTCGGCGAATGGGAGGTTATGGGGATGCCCCTCGGGCGTTTGCGGTGGTGGCACGCCCGCGCCCAGGAGGTCGTCGAAAGCATGCGCGAGAATCCGGCCCGATGACCCGCTAGGCTTGCGGCGTGGCGCTCGGCCAATCCTTTAGCCTCGCGGTCGTCCTCTCGGGGATCAACCGGCTAACCGGACCCCTCAACCGAGGAAAGGGCGACCTTGCCAAATTTGGCAAAGCGGCGACCCGGGTCGGAACCGCCCTCACGCTCGGGGTAACCGTCCCGCTGATCGGTATGGGCGCCGGCGCAATCCGGGCCGCGGCGGGCTTCGAGCACGGGATGAACAAGGTCCGCGCGATTACGGGCGAGACCAAGGAAGCTATCAAGCCGCTCTCGGACGAGGCCCGCCGGCTCGGCAAGCTAACGCAATTTTCGGCGACCGAGGCGGCCGACGGCCTGGCGCGCCTATCACAGCAAGGCTTTTCGCTCGAGGAGCAATTTCAGAGCCTCGAGCCGGTCCTAAACCTCGCGGCCGGCGCGGACATCGGCATAGCAGAATCGGCCGCGATCGCGGCGGGTGCTTTGCGCGGCATGCGCAAGCCGGCCTCCGATATGGCGGGGATGGCCGACGTAATGGCGAAAGCGATCGCCAGCTCGGGAACAAACCTCCTCGAGCTCGGCGAGGCGCTTACCGACGCGGCGCCGGCGGCGGCGCAATCGGGTATCGCGTTTACCGAAACGGTCGCCGTCCTCGGCAAGATGGCCGACAACATGTTCCTGGGCACGCGCGCGGGAAACGCCTTCAAACGCGGGATCGTCGAGCTAACCAAGTTTGCGCCGCGAACGGAGCAGGCCTTCGCGCGGCTCGGAATCAAACGCTCACAAATCCTCGACTCACAGGGCAACGTCCGGAGCCTAATCGGGACCCTCGAGCTTTTGCAAAAGGCGGGCGCCGGTACGCGCGACTTTATCGATATCTTCGGCGCGCGCGCTTTCGTGCCGTTTGCGGCGGCCGCCGGCAAGTCGACCGAGGAGCTCCGAAAGCTCGAGGCGAAGCTAAGCGAAAACGGTTTCGCGGCAAAGCAGGCCGGAATCCTAATGTCGGGGACGACTGGCGCGCTCGCTCGCTTGCGGGCATCGGTCGAGGATCTCGGGATTCGAATCGGCGAGACGGGCCTGCTCGACCGTTTCCGCGAGCTCGTCGATTGGCTCGCGAAAACTATCGACAAATTCGGGACGCTTTCGAAATCGACGCAACGCTTTAGCCTTATGGGCGCCGGCGTAATGATCGTCCTCGGCCCGCTCCTGCTCGCGTTCGGCGCCCTCGTCCCGCTCTTTACGGTGCTGGGCGCGAAAATCGTCGCGGTCGGGCTTTTGCTCGGGCCGGTTATCGCGCTCGGGGTTTCGCTTTGGCGCACCTTCCGGGACGTATTCAAGGCGGTTCGCCGCGGCTTTGCGCTGACCGTCTCTGATATCAAGTCCGGCCTAGGCTCCCTGGCGCGGATGATCCTCCCCGATTGGCTCCTAAACCTCCTCGGCGGCTCGGGTGGCGGGGTCCGCGCGGCGGTTTCAGGATCGCCCGGCGGCCGGCCGTCGCTCCCGGTTACGGCCGAACGCATGGCGCGCGCGGCGGCGCACGACGCCCGCGTCCGCGTCGAGCTCCCTAACGTCCCGCGCGGGTCGCGGGTGACGACCGAAAATAGCGGGGTCGACTTCGAGCTCGACCTCGGTTTCGCAATGCAAGCGCCCTCCTAATGCCCGAATCCTGGAAAGACACGCTCCGCCCGGCATCCTTTCGGGGGGTGCCGTTTCAGGTCTCGAGCGCCGAGACCGACGACGGCCGCCGGATCGCGGTCCACCAGTTCCCCGGCCGCGAGGAGCCTTTCGTCCAGGACCTAGGCCGGCGCGCGCGGGTTTTCTCGCTCGAAGCTTTCGTCCTCGGCCCCGACTACAACGTAGGGCGCGACCTCCTGGTCGCGGCGCTCGCGGCCAAGGGGCCGGGCGAGCTCAGCCATCCCTACCAGGGCTCGCTCGCTTGCTACGTGGGGGGCTTTCGGTTCCGGGATTCGCACGACCACGGGGGGCTGGCGCGCTTCGACATCACCTTCCAAGAGGCGGGCTCGAGGCTCGTCCTGGCCCGCCGGGCCGGGGGCGAGGGCGCCGTCGACTCCTCCGCGGACAACGCCGATACCGTCGCCGGCGTTACTTTTATACGCGAAACTATCGTTATCGGCGTTCCCGAGCCCGTGCGGACCGCAGCGGTCGAGGAGGCCGAGCGCGCCGCGCAAACGATCATTGACCTATCGGCGCTCTACGAAAAGGGGCGCGCGGCCTCCGATACGGCAAGAAAGGCTCGAGCCCTGCTCGAGGACGCTCAAACCCTTATCACGACCCCGGCGGCTTTCGTTACGTCGGTACACGATGCAATCCGGAGCGTCCTCGACGGCCTCGAAACGGCCAAAGGGGCGCTCGAGGCCTATCGGGCGCTCGAGGACCTCCGGCCCCTGTCGCGCGGGGGTGGAACCGCGGCGGAAAACGGGACGACAACCGCGAACCTGGTCCGCCGGGCCTCGCTCGCCGGCGCCTGCCGCGCGGCCGCACGGGTGCCCTACGCCTCCCTCGACGAGGCGCTCGAGGTCCGGACCGACCTCCTCGACCGCCTAGACCTCCAACTCGAGGACCCCGCCACGAGCGACGAGGACGGCCAGGCGCTCGAGGCGCTCCGCCTGGCGGTCGCCGAGTCGATCCCGCCGGAGGAGGAAACCCTCCCCCGGATCGCGACCTATACCCCCCGGGTATCGCGGCCCCTGGTTTCGATCGCCTACGAGCTCTACGGCGACTCGGCCCGCGAGCAGGAAATAGCCGACCGGAACCAGGTCCGGAACCCGGCCATAACCCCCGGCGGCGTGGCTCTGGCGGTCCTCGATGCTTGACGCGGTAGGCTCCCAAATCCGCCGGCGCCTGCTCGAGGTCCGTATCGAGGGGAACCGATACACCGGCTGGACCTCGGCGGCGGTCTCGCGCTCTCTCGACGCGCTCTCGGCGACCTTCGAACTCTCGGTAACCTCGCAACGGGGCGCCTTCCCGCTCCTCCCCGGGGTGGACGTGTCGATTTTCCTCCCCGGGACGCTCCCAATCGGGGACCGCCTAATCCTTACCGGGCGGGTCGACCGGGTTCAGGCCAGCCTAACCCCCGACTCGCACTCTATTACGATTTCGGGCCGGGACCGGACCGCCGACCTCGTCGATTGCTCTATCGACCCCGAGGCGCCGGCGGAGCTTTACGACGTGCGGGTCGACGAAATCGTGCGCGAGCTCGCGCGGCCGTTCGGGGTGGCGGTGGAGGCTAACTTCGATACCTCGACCTCCGAGCGATTCGAAAAATTCGCGTATATGCAAGGCGAGAGCCCGTTTGCGGCGATCGATCGCGCGACCCGCCTCCGCGGCCTGCTCGCCTTTACCGATCGATTCGGCAAGCTCCAAATCGAGCGCCCTGGCGGGCCTGGGCGAACGCTTACCGACCTGGTCGAGGGGGTCAATATCGCGGCGGCTTCGTGGGAGTGGAACGACGCCGGGCGGTTCAAAACTTACGTAGTGCGCGGGCAACGGCAGGGGTCGGACGCCGAGAGCGGGATCCTCGTCGCGGCAACCGAGGGCCGCGCGAGCGATTCGGCTATCGGTCGCTTTCGCCCGCTCGTGCTCCTGGCGGAGGGGCCGGTAACGAGCGCCTCGGCGACCGCGCGCGCGCAATGGGAGGCCACGGTGCGCGCCTCTCGGGCGGTCGTCGCAACCGTACAGGTCCCCACATGGCGCGAGGGGTCGGACCCTAATTCCTTCCCGTGGGAGGTCAACCGCCTAACCCGGCTGACGATCCCCTCGCTCGGGCTCGATTCGGACATGCTGTTAAACCGCGTTTCATACCGTATGGGCGACCAGGGCGAGGTCGCGGAGCTGAGCTACATTCGGCCCGACGCCTATAGCGTCCAGGCGGTAATCGAGGAGGAGGACGAGGTCCTCGAGGAGCTCAAGGCCGGCAAGGCCGAGCTCGCCCTCGAGCCTATCCTCGAAATATCCCCGGGCCTGGGCAACCCAAACGACCTACGCTTTATCAAGTTCTAGCGATATGTCCGCCGTCGAAGCTCTAAAGCGATTGCGAACGCGGATTTTTACGATGATCGCGCGCGGCGTGCTCGAGGTCGTCGACGATGATTCGAAAGTTCAAATCATCCGCGCGACCCTTCACTCCGGCGAAACGCGCGACCGCCTCGAGCGCCTAGGGCAATACGGGCTAACGTCGGTCCCGCACGACGGCGCCGAGTGCGTGGTCCTTTTTCCCGGCGCGGACAACTCGCACGGGATCGTAATCGCCGTCGAGGACCGCCGTTATCGATTGACCGGGCTCGCCCAGGGGGAGGTCGCGCTTTATACCGACGAGGGCGATTCGATCCAGCTCCGCCGGAATAAGGAAATCGAGGTTCATACGGATAACTTTACGGTTTTCGCGGGGAGCTCGACCCTTGTCCTAAACTCGGCCGGATTCGCCGTAACGGCGCCGGTCGTCAACCTCAATTCGACCTAATGCCTAGCGCGCTCCTCGTCGGCGTAGCAACCGCCGGCGGAATTATCACGGGCGGCGGCCCCGCTCACGTCAAGGTAAACGGGATCCCCTGGGCGGTGGTGGGGGCCGCGGTTGCCAGCCACGGCCCCCCCCCGCACGCCTCGGCGACGATGGCCGAAGGCTCACACGTCCGGATAGACGGGGTCCCGGCGTGCGTTGTGGGCGACCTGGCAACGTGCGGGGACGCCGGGGCGGGGGTTTCGCACGTATCGGCGAGTCCGTAGGCTCGGAGCCGTGGTCGACCTTCGGCTTAGATTGAACGAGGACGGCGCCGACCTGGTACTCGAGGACGGGGATTTGGCTTTGGACGGGGGTCTAGAGTCCGCGGCCCTCGCGGCCCTGTTTACCGATGGCCGGGTCGACCCGCCCGCCCCGCCTGTCGACGGCGAGCGGCGGGGTTATTGGGCCGACACGGCGGCCGACCGTTACGGTTCACTTTTGTGGACCCAGGACCGCCAAACGATCCGGACCCCCGTCCTAGTCAAAATCCAGGAGCACGCCGGCCGGGCGCTCGGGTGGATGCTCGAGGACGGGATCGCGGAGCGAATCGAGGTCGTCGCGGGTCGCTTCGGCCGCGAGGTCGTAACGCTCGAGGTAACGATCCTCCGCGGCTCGGCGAACCGTTGGGCGGGGATATGGGCGTCGATTGCCGACGCGACGACCGTCGAGGTCGACGGAATGCGAGTTAAGCTACTGCCCCTAGCCTAAAAATGCCCTTCAACCGCCCCACACTTGCCGACCTTATCGCGCGCGCGGACGCGGAAATATCGAGCCGCCTCGGACTCGGCCCCCTCTTGCGCCGCGGCGTCCTGTCCGTAATCGCGCGCACGCTCGCCGGCTTGACGCACGAGCTGCACGGTCGCTTGCTTTGGATTTCCCGCCAGCTCCTACCAGATACGGCCGAGCAGGAATACCTAGAGCGGCACGGGATCATCCGCGGCGTACCGCGCAAAGCGGCGACCTTTGCGGTCGGTAACGTCACGTTTACCGGAACCGAGACCACGGTAATAGGCAAGGGTACGCGGCTCGTGCGCGCGGACGGCGTCGCCTTCACGGTCGACCGCCTGGTAACGATCCTCGGCGGGTCGGCGCTCGCGGCGGTAACCGCGGAGGAGGCCGGCGTCGGCGGCAATACGGCGGCGGCGACGGTGCTTTCGCTCGCCTCGCCGATAGGCGGGATAGATTCGGACGTGACGGTCGACCCCGACGGGCTCTCGAGCGGTGCCGACGAGGAAACCGACGCGGCGCTCCGCGCGCGGATTCTCGAGGTCTGGCAGGCTCCGCCCCAGGGCGGGTCCGCGACCGATTACGAAATATGGGCGAAGGAGGTCGCCGGCGTGACGCGCGCCTGGGCGCTTCCCTTGCACCTGGGCGCGGGGACGGTCGGGGTAACCTTCGTCGAGGACGATAACGAGCTCGGGATAATTCCGAGCGCCGGCTCGGTTGCGGCGGTGCAAACCCATATTGACGCGCGCCGGCCGGCGACGGCGGTCGCGACTGTGTTCGCGCCGGGCGTGCTCGCTATGGACGTAACGCTAACCCTCGTCCCGAATACGGCCGAGGTACAGGCGCAGGTAAACGACGCCCTCGCCGCAATGCTCAAGCGGGACACCGAACCCGGCGCCGGAATCCTAATGTCCCGAATCGACGAGGCGATTTCGCTCGCGGCCGGCGAGACCGACCACACGATTTCGAACGTAAAAACGACGCCCGGCTCGGCGACGCCGGCCCTGCCGTTAGCGGTCCAGCCGGCGGCCGGCGAAATTGTCGTTTTGGGTACGACCGTATTTACGTAGGTCGATGGTCGACCTAAGCCCCAAGCTCATTCGCCAGCCGCTCGAGGTAGGGCGGCCGCAGATTGCCGACCCCGGGGCCGAGGCGCCGGCCTACGCCGAGGCAATGACCCGCCTCCTCCCGCCGGGCCGTTTGTGGGTCCGCGCGTGGGATTCCGCGACCATTTTCGGAAAGCTCCTCCTGGGCCTGGCCCGCGAGCCCGCGATTCTCGCCTCGAGAGGCCTCGACCTCCTGGACCGCGAGAGCGACCCCCGGCGCACGCAAGAGCTCCTCGCCGAATGGGAGCGGGCGGCCGGCCTGCCTGACCCCTGCCTGCCGGGTGCGGCCGACGAGGAGCTCCGGCGTAACCGCCTGGTCGAGCGCCTGGTCGGGGACCGAGGCCAGGCGGCTACGCACTTCGAGGCCCTGGTCGCGGGCCTCGGCTACTCGGCCGAAATCCTGGAATTCCACCCCTTCCGGGTGGGCGCCGGCGAGGCCGGGACCCCCCTTTACGGGGAGGGCTGGGCGCACGTTTGGTTTATCGTCGCCGACCTGACCCAATCGGAGGGCGAGGCGGCGACCGATCCCACCGGGGCGGCGATTCTCTGCATTCTCGGCGGTCTCAAGCCGGCGCATTCGGTCCTCCTGGTCTACTTCGGCTCGGTCCCGGTCCGAACGATCTCGCCGACGATATCGATCGGTGCCCCGATTTCGCCTAACGTCTCTACGTTGACCCAGCCGTAAAGCATGCACCGAAACCCCGGCCCCAATTCTGGACCCTCCTCGAGTTTCGTGAACGGCGACCCGGTCGCCGGCACGCCGGGGACGATCGTCGACGGCGGCTATATGACGTCGGTGCAGGAGGAGCTCGCCGGATTCGTCGAGGGGCAGGGTCTAACGCTCGACGTCGCGGATAATACCCAACTCCAAACGGCGATCCTCCAGGCGATCACGACAACCGGCCTCCGAAACCCGCTCATAAATCCCGGCTTCGACGTCTGGCAACGCGGGACCACGGCCACGGTAAGCGCCGGCGGGAAATATACGGCCGATCGATGGTTTCAGGAGTCGAGCCTAATCGGAAACTCCACGCTCACGACGTCAAGGGTTGCCGCGGCTCCGGGCGACATCGGCGTAACCCTTCCCCAGGGCACTAAGCATTTTATCGAAATCGATTGGGCCGCCGGCGGGGGCGGGGGCGCGCGCGGCTACCTCGAGCAACGTATCGAGAATGTCCGGAGGTACGCGGGCAAGGTCCTAAACGTGTCGTTTTACGCAAAGCGGAAAAACGCGGGTACAAACGTGCTCGTTATTCCGCGGATCGTTCAAAACTTCGGGAGTGGCGGCTCGCCCCAGGTTATTACGACGGGGACGAATCAGAACGTACTTACGGGAGTATGGGCGCGCTACGATACGACTATCGCGGTCCCGACCATTGCCGGGAAAATCATCGGCTCGAGCGGCGACGATTGGCTCGGGATACGCCTCGAGCACGATATTCCCGACCTCTCGGCGGGCGGGCATTTCGCGCAGGTCGAGGTACACGTCGGGACGGCGCCCCCGCCGGCGGAAATACGCCCGACCGAGACCGAGCTCGCTCTTTGCATGCGCTACTTCCAAAAGAGCTACAACGTCGACACGGCCCCGGGGAGCAACGCGGGCGCGGGCGTCCTCCACGGGCACGACGTATCCGGTCCGAATATCCAACCCTTGCAACGCCTGTTCCCGGTTCGCATGCGCGCCTCGCCCTCGGTCGTTTGGTACGCGCCGACCGGGCAATCAACCGCGTTAACGTAAACACGGTCGACGAGGTCGTAACGGGTCAATTTGCCCAGGGGGAGAGCTCGACGGGATACCCGCAGGTCGCGGCGTTTGGGGCCTCCGCCGGCACGGTTGCGGCGCACTACACGGCGGAGGCCGAAATCTAGTGGCCGACGTCCAGGGGGTTTATCGGCTGATCGGCGTCGACGATACCGGCGGCGTTTTCGAGATAGCGTCGAGCAAGTTCATACCGAACGACCTCGCTAATACCGACTGGCGGACGTATCTCGCCTGGAAAGCCGACAACGACGCTACGGCCGACGCGGCGATCGGGCTAACGACGCTCGAGGACTACAAGCTCGACGCTAAGACGCGGATCGATCTCGAGGCCGACCAGGAAATCGCGCGACAGGTCGCGAGCTTCGGGGGCGCGTTTGGCCTGGCCGGCGGCCGCGCGGCGCTGGGTTTTGTTTACGGCGAGCTCCTCCGCGAAGCGTGGTACGAAAATATAGACGGGACGCCGACCGTTGGCGATTACCCCTTGTGCAATTCGCTCGTTAGCGTCCTGGGCGCGACCGACTTCCAAGACGCCGCGAGCAAAATTCGGACGGAATGGTCGGCGGTCGTCGCCGGCGTTGCGGCGGTCCTTCAATCGCAACGGGCGGCCCATATCGATATCGACGCGGCGGCTAGCGAGGCGGCGGTCGACGCGGTCCGCGGCGGCGTTGACTTCCCGATTTACCCGGCGGCCGCGGCGGCCTTCCCCTCGACCTCGGTTTCCGGCTCCGTTGGCTCGGGCGATAACCTGCTTGCGCCGATCGCGGCGAGCGCCGAAACCCTCACGCTGATAGGCGCCGTCGGGGTGACCTCGGGCGCGAACCAGACGGTAAGCGCGCCGGCGGTCTCGGCGAGCCTCTCGGCCGTTACCCCATCGGTGACCTAATGGCGAACCTGGTATTTCGTAAAGCCCGCTTGCGCGCCTTCGAGAAGCAGCTCGACATTACCTCGGGCCTAAAGGTCCTGCTCGTAATGACCTCGAGCGCCGTAACGGCAAACCTCGGGATTGAATTCCTGGGCGATTTGAGCGCCGGGCAGCTCGACGAAAACGACGGCGCCGGCTATACGGCCGGGGGGGTGGCCCTTACCGCGGTCGCCTGGGCCGAGGACCCGACCGCGGACCTCGTCCGCCTCACGGCTGACGACGTCGATTTCGGATCGCTCTCGGCCGGCGCCCGGGCGATCAAAGGGGCCATTCTCTACAAGGACGTCACGACCTACGCGAATAGCCCCGTTTTGGGCTGGATCGATACGGTAGATGGCGGCCCGCCTTTCCCCTACGCTCTGAACGGAGGGCCGTTCAAGCTCCTATGGCCCTCGTCGGGCATCATCGAATTCTAGGAACCACGGACTAAGCAAATGGCCGGAATCACAAACCGAGGTAAGGCGCTCCTCCTCAAGCTCTTTTTTCAGGGTATCGAGGACCCGGCGGGGCTTTCCTTTTTCGTCGCCCTGGGGACCAATGACACGCCCCCGACCGCCGACTCGAACACGCTCGCGGACGTCTCCCAAATCGCAACCGGAAACGGCTATACCGACGGGGGGCTCGCGGTCGCGCGGGATAACGTCGATTGGGACGTCCTGACCGAGGACGACGTAAACGACCGCGCCCTAATCCAAGCAATCGATCAAGTCTGGACGGCCTCGGGTGGTTCGATCCCGTCGGGGGGCAACGGTGCGCGCTGGGCGTTCCTGCTTACCGACGAGGTTACGGCCTCGACCCGCCAGATTATCGCCTATTGGGATCTCGCGTTCGACCGCACGATCTCGACCGGCCAAACGCTCACGCTCCAAAACCTCGAGCTCCGCCTTAACGGTTTCCTCGGGATGACCAACCGCGGCGCCTACTTGCTCTTGCAGCTCTACTTTCAGGCGGTCAACCCGCACGGGTCGTTTACTGGATTCTACCTCGCGTTGCTCGACGACGCCGAGGCGCCGAATGCCGATTGGGATACGATGACCGGGCGGAGCGAAATCCCGAGCGGGAACGGCTACACGTCGGGCGGGATCGCGGTCGCGCGCGATAACGTCGATTTCGACGTCCTGACCGAGGACGACGGAAACGACCGCGCGCTCGTCCAAATAAAAGACATCACCTGGACGGCGTCGGGCGGAAACCTGCCGAGCGCCGGCAACGGTGCGCGTTACGCGGTCCTTTTGACCGACGAGGCCACGGTCGGAAGCCGGCAAACGATTGGCACCTTCGACCTCGGCGCTAATTGGTTCGCGAGCTCCGGCCAGGATCTCGTATTGCAAGATTCCGAACTCCGGATAAACGAAAGCTAGCTAAATGGTCTGGTACAACAACGGTAAGGGCCTCATGCTCGACCCCAACCTCTCGCCGGTCGGCGAGGGGCCGCTCCTCCTGCTCTCTGATCGGATCATCATTGCGCTGATGAAGGCCGCCTATGCGGTCGACATCGACGCGCACCACGACTTCGCCGACACGGGAGTTTCTACGAACGAAATCGTTTGCACCGGCTACACGGCTCGCGGTGATAACAATCCGCTCGCCGGCAAAACCGTAACCGTCGACGACGCGAACGACCGGGCCGAATTTGACGCGAACGACCTCGTATATACGGCGCTCGGCAACGGCACAAACGATACATTCGACGAAATTATCATCATGCGCGAGCAGGACGCCGGCGCAACCGACGCAAATACGATGCTACTCGCGCACGCCTCGGTATCCTCGACGACCACAAACGGCGGAAACATAACCCTGGTTTTCAATGCCGAGGGAATCCTCCAACTCTCCTAGCGACTTCGCTCTACGCTACTCGCGCTCGTCGGGGTTCTGGTCGATTCGCCACGTTCTAAGCGGTCGCTCGGTCCTCGCGAAGCGGGTACGGATCGACGCGCCCTGTCGCACCTGGCGGGTCCCACCCGGCGAGGAGAGCCTCGCCGGCGAGCTCCTGGTCGTCGGGGCGCTCAACGCTTCGGAAATCCTGTCATTGAGCGGTAACGGGGCCGTCGCCGGGGACCTTCGAATCCTCCCCGACGGTCCGGCCCCGCCGGGCAAGGTCAACCCCGACCCGATGCTCGAATGGGTCGCGCTCTACGACGAGGGCTCGCGGCGGTGGGTTGTGTACCGGCACGGGGTCGAGGGCGTAACCGTCACGACCGAGGACCTTTCCATAGAATGCCACGCGATTAGCTCGGGCGGTGCGCTGCACTGTTTTTGCGAAATGCTCGCCAGGGGGGCCACGAACAAAACCGATAAGCTCGTCGATTGTGATAGCGTCCGATTGCGCACCTTGCGGGTGCATAACCAGGAGGTCGCCGTCCCGATCATGGGCGAGGCCAAACCGCTTTCGAGGTCGCTTTATTGAAACTCGCTCGCCACTTCGGCGCGTTGCTCTTGTGCGCAACTGCATCCGCTCAAAACGTCTTGATCCTTGTAGCCGACGACCTCGGCGTCGACGGGGTGCGCGCCTATGGCGAATATCTAGACGAGCCGCGGACGCCTAACCTCGACGCACTGGCGGCGTCGGGCGTGCTATTCCGCAATGCTTGGTCGTATCCGTCCTGCTCGGCTTCCCGCGCGGCAATGCTTACGGGCCGACACGGCTTTCGAACCGGCATCGGCTTTGCGCTCCCGCAGGGCGCTCCCGGCTTGTCACTGGCGGAGGACACCCTGCCGGAGCTCATGCCGGGATACGCCTCCGGGCTTTTCGGTAAATGGCACCTGGGAGGCCCGGGGCTGCCCGAGCTGACGCCCAACGCTGCGGGGTGGGGATATTTTGCCGGGATGCTTTGGGCCGGAGTGCCCAGCTATTACGCCTGGACAATGGTAAAAAACGGCGCATCGATTCCGGTAGCGACGTATTCGACGACGGCAATAACAAACCAGGCGGCCTACTGGATAACGCAAGTCGCGCGCGAGCCGTGGGTTTGCCAGGTTGCCTACAATGCCCCGCACAGACCGTGGGAGTACCCACCGGCCAACCTCCATAGCTACCCCGGCGGGGGCGGCCCCTTGGTACAGCATTTCGCAATGCTCGAGGCAATGGACGCCGAAATCGGCCGACTGCTTTCTTACGTCGACTTGTGCCGGACAACGGTCATTTTTTGCGGGGATAACGGCACGCACGGAACCGTCTATCAGGGCCCATCGCCGGGGGCCAAGCTTAGCCCCTATGAAGGCGGCCTAAACGTGCCGTTGATTCTGGCAGGCGCCGGCGTCGTCGGTCCGCGAGAGGAGTTAGCCCTCGTCCATCTGGTCGACGTATTCGCGACGACCCTCGATGTCGCGGGCGTTGCGGTTCCGGCGGGATCGGATTCGGTAAGCCTGCTCCCATACGCGGGGGGCCCCTCCGTTCCGTTGCGCTCGACCGTTTTTACCGAAAGTTTCGGCGCGCCTAGCGCGCTATGGAATTTCGAGGCTATCCGTGACGCGCGCTATAAGCTGGTCAACTATGGATTGGTGGAAGAGCTCTACGACCTGGCGGTCGACCCAAACGAAACGAGTAACCTGATGCTCGGGTTGCTAACCCCCGGACAATTGATTGCGCTCGAGGCGCTGCGGTCGGAAATACTGGCAATCAAGGGGGGGTGAGCGCGCCGACGGTCAACGGCGCCAATCGCTCACTAAGAATCGGGCGTGGCGGACATCCGGATAAGGGCCGTTCGCGCGGCGATTCGAACCGGAACGGGGACCCAAGACTTTACGGTTTCGGGTTTTGGTACGCCGAAAGCGGCGCTCGCGCTGTACTCATACGCAACCGCCGACGAAACGGAGGCCAACCACGCCGGGCTAGGTATCGGCGCGTGGGATGGCACGAACGAGCGAAGCGCCTTCACCTGGCGCGAGCATGACCTCGGAACGTCGGACGCCGGCGGCCATGTGTCCGATACAAAATTCCTCCGGATCCTCGACCAGGCAAACGCAACCCTGGCAGAGTGTGACGCGGATTCATTCATAACCGACGGGGTCCGGCTCGACTGGACCACGATGGGCGCCGCGGCCGAGGGGACCTTGCTGACGGTTGTTCTTTTCGGCGGCGACGACCTGAGCGCCGCGGTAGGTCACAAGGCGGGAGCGGGTACAGTCAACGGCACGGCGGCCGTTACCGGGCTCGGCTTCGAGCCCGACCAGGTAGTCGCGTTCGGGTGTATGGGCCAGAACCCGTCCGCGACCGCGTTCGACGATGCAAAAATGACGGTCGGCTTTTGCGACAACGGAGCCGGCATCGTCCAGCGAAGCCACGGATTCTATTTTCAGGACAACGTCGGCACGACTAGCTACGGGGGCCAGGACTCACAAACCTACGTAGCGCGAAGTAACACGACCGCACTGCAAAGCGCGCTCGAGATAACGTCATTTGAAAGCGGCGGTTTTACGCTAACCACGCGGGTTAGTACGACCGAGGTCCCGACCGTTTGCTTTTTGGCGCTCGAGTATGGGGGGGCGAGCCATTGGGTTGGGGATCAAAGTACGCTCACCTCGACGGGAAACCAGAACATAACGGCCCCGGGATTCGATACGCAGGCCGCGCTCGCGTTCTACGGCTTTCACCAGGATTTCGACACGATCGTAGTCGTGAACTCGGCCGCTCCCCTGTCTGTCGGGGTATTGACAAAAAACGAGGAGTTTTCGCACGGCGTAACGGGACGCGACAATTCGAACACAACGGACGAACATTCCTGGACCGCGTCCAAATTCCTATTTAGCCGGAACTATGTAGGAAACCAGGGCTATGACGGGGCCGGTACGCCCGACTCGCTCGGTTTCGACGTCAACTTTACTAAGGTTCTGGGCGTTGCGAGGCACGCGCACTACCTCGCGGTCGAGGTTGGCACGATCGCGGTCCCGGCGGTCTCGGCGGCGCTTGGCGCGGTCGCGCCCGCGCGCATCGACCAGGAGGTCGCGGTCCCGGCCGTGTCCTCGAGCGCCGCGGTCGTGGCGCCGAGCGTTACCGGCGCGCAGTCTGTAGCGGTCTCGGCGACGCCGGCGACTTTGGCGGTCGTGGCGCCGGCCCGCCTCGACCTCGAGACGGCCGTCCCGGCGGTGGCGGCGAGCTCGGCGGCCCTGGCGCCCGAGCGGATCGATCTCGAGGCGGCAATCCCGGCGGTGGCGGCGGCCTCCGCGGTCGTCGCGCCCGACCGGACCGACCTCGAGGCGGCCGTCCCGCCGGTGGCGGCGAGCTCGGCGGTGATCACCCCCGACCGGCTCGACCTCGAGGTCGCCGTCCCGGCGGTCTCGGCGGCCCTGGCCTCGGTCGTTCCGGATATCTACTTCGACCAAACGGTCGGGGTCCCGGCGGTCTCGGCGGCCCTGGCGGCGGTGGCGCCCGACCGGACCGATCTCGAGGCGGCCGTCCCGCCGGTGGCGGCTAGCTCGGCGGTGATCACCCCCGACCGGCTCGACCTCGAGGTCGCCGTCCCGGCGGTCTCGGCGGCCTCTGCGGTCGTCGCCCCGGGCGTGGGCGGAGGGCAGAACGTCGCCACGCCGGCCACGGCGGCGACCCTGGCGGTCGTCGCCCCCGACCGCCTCGACCAAACCGTTAGCGTGCCGGCCACGTCCGCGAGCGCCGCCGTGGTGGCGCTCGACGTGGCTTTCGACCAGGCGATCGGGGTCCCGGCGAGCTCCTCGAGCGCCGCCGTGGTGGCGCCGGAGCGGCTCGACCTCGAGGCCGCGGTCCCGGCGGTGCCGGCGAGCTCGGCGGCCCTGGCTCCCGATCGGATCGACCTCGAGGCGGCCGTCCCGGCGGTGCCCGCGAGCTCGGCGGTGGTCGCCCCCGACCGCCTCGACCTGGTTATCGTTCCCGAGGCAATCCCCGGGGTCGCGTCCTCGGCGGTCCTGGCGCCCGACCGGATCGACCAAACGGTCGGCGTCCCGGCGGTGCCGGCGGCCCTGGCGGCCGTCACCCCGAGCGTTGGCGGCGCCCAAATCGTCGCGGTGCCGGCGGTCTCGGCGGCGCTCTCCGTTGCTCCGTTGCCCCAATCGGTCGGGGTCCCGGCGGTCTCGGCGGCCCTGGGCGTGGTTGCTCCCGGGAGCGTCGACCGAACGGTCGCGGTCCCGCCAATCGTGGCGGGAACCTTCGCGGACGTGGGTCCGCGGGTGCTCCGGATCGATCTCGAGGTCGGGGTAAACCCGCCCGACGCGCCGGTCGAGGCCTTTTCGGCCGTCCTGGCGCCCGCCCGGATCGACCAAACGGCCCAGGTCCTCGAGACCCCGCTCGCGACCTTCGACTCGCCAGGGGCCGCCCAGGTCGACCAAACGGCCACGGTGCCGTCGGTCTCGGCGAGCTCGGCGGCGGTGGCTCCCGACCGGGTCGACCAGGCGATCGACGTCCCGGCCGCCTCGGCGAGCCTGCTCGTGCCGGCCCCCAACGTCGGCACGCTCCAAACTGTCGCCGTCCCGGCCACGGCGGCCAGCTCGAGCGCCGTCGCGCCCGACCGGGTCGACCAAACGAGCAACCTCCCGGCCACGCCCGCGAGCGCCGGCGTACTGGCCCCGGAGGTCTATTTCGCCCAAGGGGTCGCGGTCCCGCCGGCGGCCTCGAGCGCCGGCGTGGCGGCCCTGGATCGGATCGACCAAACGGTCGGCGTCCCGGCGGTGCCGGGCGCCCTAGGGGTCGTCGCTCCGACCTTCTTCGGCGAGGTCGCGGTCCCGGCGGTCTCGGCGACCCTGGCGGCCGTTGCCCCCCGGGTCGACCAGGCGATCGACGTCGGGGCAATCTCGGCGGCCCTGGCGGTCGTGGCGCCCGATCGCGTCGACCAGGTCTCGGTAGCGGTCCCGGCCGCCTCGGCGACCCTGGGCGTCGTAGCGCCCGACCGGGTCGACCAGGCGATCGACGTGCCGGCTACGCCGGCGCTCCTGCTCGCGATCGCGCCTAACCTCGATTCCGACCAGGCGGTCGGCGTGCCAGTCGTGGCGGCCGTCCTGGGCGTCCTGGCGCCGGGCACCTTCGAAGGTCTGGCCCAGCCGGCCCCGGCCGAGGCGCGCATCGGGCCTAAGCAAGGCTACCCGATCGTCGTCGTAACGATCCCCCCAATAGCGCCGGCGGGCGCCTTTACCGAGACCCTGGTAGGCCTGGCGCGCACGATTCACGTACTCGAGGGCTCGGTCGCGATAGGCCAGACCCAGGATGGGTCCGCGACCATCGGCCAGACCCAGGAGGGCGAGGCCTCGGTCGTAAGCGTCCAGGAGGCCGAAACGGCGCTCCTCCCGTAATGCGGGCTTGACACTCCGCCGGAACCCGCCTAGATAATGGGGCATGCCGAAACGAGCCGTAAAGCGTCCGGAATCCTTCGCGGAGCGCGTCGGGCGGGAACGCCGCGCCCGGAAAATGAGCGTTACGGCCACGGCTCGAGGGGCGGGAATCTCGAGGCAATCGCTTATCAATATCGAAGCCGGTAACCAGGTTCCGAAAATCGCCACGGTCCAGGGTCTCGCGCGCGCTCTCGGGGTCGACGTCGCCGACCTAATGTTCGGAAACGGAAAGGGACCCGAGTAGATGGCGGCAAAGCTCTATCAAAACGACGTCGGCGTAATCATCCGGCGCAAGGTAACCGACCGCGAAACGGGTCTCGGGGTCAACCTGAGCAACGCGACCGAGCTCCGTTACCTTGTCGAGGAACCGGACACGACGCCGAAGATTTGGACGGCGGTCGTTTCGCCTACCGACCCTACGAAAATGGATCACACGGTAGCGGCGGGCGAGCTGCATTTCCGGGGCAAGTTTCGGCTACAAGCCGTCGTCAGTCTACCCGGGGGCGTCGAGCTCTCGGGCGAGGTCGAATCGATCGAAGTAGGGCAACGGCTCAAGGTGCCCGCGCCCGCATAACCGAAAAGGGGTAATGGAATGGACGCTTGCATTTCTTGCGGTGGGAGTGGGTTCGCGCACCGGGCAACGGTGACCCTCGGCGTGTCGGGGATGACAATCGAGAGCGTAGACGCTTGCGGGGATTGCGCCGGGACCGGCGTCGTCGGCCCTCTCGACGACGACGACCATGTCGTAACGCCCGAGCCGGCCGAAACAACTATCACAATGAATGACGTCGCGGTGGCGATCGGTCGCGACGTCTCGCAATGCGACCCGCTAAACGATCCTTCCTCGCTGCTATGAATCTTCCGGCCGAAACCGCGGCGAAATACTGCAAGGTCTGCGGTGGGACGGGGGAGCTCGAGGTCGAGTGCAACGGCTGCGCCGGGACCGGAAAGGTCGTGGTCACGCCCGAGGAGGCGCAGACCTATAGAATAGCGCTTGAGACGATCGCGCTTTGTATGTGTGAAACCAACGAGGCTACAGGGGGGACCTGCCGTGCCGACGAACCGCTACATCCGGAAGGCTGGTGTCCCGCGTGCATTGCACGGGAGGCCCTTGGCCGTCCCCGGCCGGCGAGGCCCCGCCCTTGAAACGCACGCGCATAGGCGGGGCGCCGCGGATGTCCCCGGCCGTCGAGGCCCTTTCGGGAATCCTGTTCGGGCTCCTGGCCCTGCTCGCTTGCGTCGCCCTGTTCTGGCCCGACCTCGTCGATAGCGTCGGGCCGCAGTTAGACGAGGAGCGAAAAGGCCAAGCGTATTCCGCCGAGGATCGCGTTACGGAGACCGTCGCGGACCGCGCCGGCGGCTAGCGCCGAGGTCGCCGACCCTAGATTCGCGAGGCTCGCGTTTACCACGGCGCGCGCCTCGGCGACGTCCTCGCCGGCGAGCTCGCGCAGGGACAGGTCGGTCATCCGAAGCGTAAGATCGCGCACGCGCGGGCGGATCGTATCGTCGAGCACTCCGCCGGCGCGCTTGAAACGGTCCTCAACTAGGGCAAGGACGTTATCGGCGATCGCTTCGCTCGTCGCGCTCACTGTCCCGCCCCCAGCTCCGCGATTGCCTGCTCGCTAACTTGTATGTTCAAATTCCAATCGGCTAGCAAATTGTGGAGGTCGACCCGCTCCTCGACGCTAAGGGTTACGTCGGCGTCGATATACGCTCGAAACCGCGGGGCGATTACGTCGTGCGTTGCGCGCGCCGACTGGACCCAGGCGGGCGCCGGCGCTTGCATCCATTTGGTAGAGGTACAGGCGGCCCCGAGGCAAAGCGGGAGGACGACCAGGACGAGGAGCAGGACCGGGCGGAGAATCGATCGATTTCGAGCGTAGACGGCGCGCATTGTTTACCCTTTTCGGTGGTGGTGGTGGATTCGAGGCAATGCCCCAGCTTTACTACGAAGTCCCCGCAGGCGAAAGCCTTTGCACTTGTGGCGCGCCGATTGCGTGGGTAAAAACCCGCTCGGTCGATCGGTTTCCCCTGGACCTCGAGCACCGGCACCCGACCCGCCAGGAGCTCGCCCGGCCGCATTGGCCCTACTGTAAGCATGCGAGCGCGGCCCAAAAGGCCCAGGCGCTCGCCGAGGCCGACCTCGGCCGCCGGCCGGTCTCGGTCGACTTTCAGGAGCGATCGGAGCGGGATAACGAGGGGGGTAATCTGTGGGATTGAAGGCCCGCCGGCGCCGCAAGCCGCCTCCGCTCTCGGCCCGAACCGTCGAGCTCGTCGACGGAATCCTGATTGTCGTCCAGGGCCTCGAGCCGCCCAGCCTGAACGGTCGCGGCGGGCTTATCCGGGCCGACTGGCGAGCTCGCCGGCGGCGACTCGAAACCCTAAAGCTCGTGCTCCTGGCGGCCCGGCCCCCCCGGCTCTACGCGCGACGGTGCCGGGTTCATTACGTCCGCAGCTACGCCGCCCGGCCGCTCGACGCCGACAACCTCGCGGCGTCCTTCAAGCTCGTAGGCGACGCCCTCGTTTCGATCGGGGTTTTACGGGACGACGACCGCCTCGAGCTAAGACCCGCCCAGCGGCCCCGCGGCGGGCGCGGGCCGTTCTTCACCGTAGCGATTAGGGCAACCGCCCCCAACCCTTGATAGGGTCCCTGACGTGGCTAAGGTCCTCGTATGCGGCAAGACGGGCTCGGGTAACCGCCTGGTAGTTTCGCTACTGCGCGCGGCGGGGGTGCGGACAATGCTTTATCACGGGGAGCGCCAGGCCAACGGCATTAGGTGGAGCGGTAACCCGAAGGACCCCGAATCGTGGACGCACCTCGTTATCCCGATCCGCGACGAGCGTTATCGGCAGCTCTCGAGGACGCGCGTCCGCCCCGAGTGGTCGGAACCCGATTGGGATCGCTACGCCTTCGCCTGGCGCTACGGGATCCCGATTCTAGAGGTCGAATATCGCGCAATCGTCGAGCGCCCCGGGCGCACGCGAATAGGGATACTGGAATTTGTAGGCGCGCCGAGTTCGACCCCTTGGCCGACCATCATTTACGACGCGGACGCAAAATACTCTAACCAGGGATAAGCCAATGGTGCATGTAATTGGACCGAGCTACGACGGAGTTTTCCTCAAGGCCTCGACCCCCGACTTTTCGCTCCAGGATTACGCCGGCGTCGAAAGCGGCGAGCGGGTAAAGGTTATCGTCACGCACCGGGCCGGGGTGATAACCAACCTCCGCCAACCGCAACCGCGTTGGGATATCCATAACGCCGAATTTACGGCGCGCGTCCACGACTTCCCGCGCGACGACCCGCGTAACGCCGTATGGCCGGGCGAGCCGCAAAGCGAACAGGACCTATATCGGGCGCGGTGGGCGGAGCGCGCCTATATGCTCTATGACGGGGTTATCGAGGAGTGTCTTTTCCGTTGGCTCCATAAGGAGCACGGACCCTATCTAACCCTCGTCGGAAACTTTCTTGTCCGGCGTAACGTATTCGACCATTGCGCGGGGCAAGGGTTGCAGATAGTCCAGCGTCCAAACGAAATTGATACCGCACTCTGGCCCCTGGACCCCGACGCGGTAATCGATATCCGCGGAAACGCCTTCAACTATTGCGGTTTGTGGCACGGCCGGGGCCGCGCGGCTTTCGCGTGTACGGCGTTCGGCGGGGCCGAGGTCGTGGTCGTCCGCCGAAACCGATTCATTCACGACCACGACCGTCCGGGCTGGCTTCAATGGATAGACAAGGCGACGCCGGGCGCTATCAATATCGACCGCCGGCGAATCGCAAAAGTCCTAAACAACCGGATTGCCTATAAGGGCATGCGCTCGAGGCCGGTAATCCGCCTCAACGGCGCGACGGAACACAGCTACGCAATTTTGCGAGGCAACGATTTTATCCACGGCGGAAAGATCGACGTAACGAGCTTCGACGCCGTCGTTATCGCGCGCAACACCTATTCGCCGGCGGACCCAAACGAGCCCGAGCCGATCGTAAGGGTATGGGATCGCGGCGGCGTCAATATCCACACGGGGCCGATAAGCCAAGACTGGACGACCTAGGAAAATGAGCGAAACGACTTGGGCACCGTTCCTAATCCGATCGCCGTTCGAATCGGCGCAGTACCAGCTAAACAAGGCGAAACCCTGGGGCGAGGCGCATCAAATCCACCTATGTATAACCCGGCACAAGCGCGACCCGAACCTAATCGTTATTGCGCAAGATTGCTCCCCGCCCCTTTGGAGCCCGAACAACCACGGCCACTGGTTACGCGCGCAGGGGATCGGGCTCCCGTTGCCGGGCCGGACGTCGATCGAGGTCGACCCCGAGGACCCGAAACATTGGGTTATCAACGTACACGAAACTTTCAAGTCGAACGCGAAACAGCTCGCCGGGCTTTATCGGACGCTCGACGGCGGGCAAACCTGGGCGTTTGCCCTGCCGGCGCCGCACACCTACTCGAACACTTACCGCAAGTCGATCGCCTACGATCCCGCGAGCATTTCGAGCGGGCGCGCGCAGGTTTGGTATCACGTACAGGTAAAGATTTCCGAGGCCACGGGCCGGCCCGAAACCATCGTTTACAAGTCGACGCAAGCGGCGGCGCCCGACACCTGGGCGGAAGTATTCCGTATAGACTCCGGCGCGGCACCTCTCGAGCAGGTCACAAACGAAACCGTATGGTGCCATCCGACCGACGGGCAGACCGTTTGGGTCGCCCATTACACGGGCGTATGGAAAAGCACGAACGGGGGCGCGTCCTTCTCTCTTACCGGCATGGCCGGGTCTTGTACCTCGATTGCGCCGCACCCGACAAACGGCTCGGTCGTCTACGCGATCCTCGACGACCAGCTAAAACGGAGCGACGACGGCGGCGCGTCGATTGCTTTTACGAAGTCGACGCCCTACGCAATGCGCTACGTCTTCGTCAACGCCGGCTATCCCAATACGGTGATGGTTACGCCGAAAACGGGGAGCGACCTCGATCATCCGATAATGACGCAGGACGCGCAGAACGGCCCGGCCGCGACCTGGAGCCTAAACGGCGCGACGGTCGCAAATGGGCGTATGGTTCCCTTGACGGGTCTGGAGCGGGGGACGGCGGTCAATACCCGACTATCGACAAAATGGACGGCGGCAAGTCTCGACCCGCTCGACCCCAACCGCGCGAGCATCATTGGCGCCGCGCGGACCTTCACGTTTGACTACCCGACCTCGACCTTTACCGAATCAACCGATACTCAAGGCGGTTTCAACTTTGGGGGTATTCAATACTCGGTCGCCTGGGATCCTGTCGACCCGAATCGTTCTGTATGGTTTTTCGTCGATGTCGGGATTGCCAAAACCCTCGACGGCGGCCAATCGTTCGAGATCATTAGCGACCCGATCGCCGGTTTCGTGGGTAGCGGAGAGCTCCGAGGGTCCGGGGTGCGATCCGGCCCGGGCGACCTCGAGCCGATCGCCGGCGGTCAAAAAATTATTGCGGTAATCGGGGCCAACGGGCAGAGCTCCCAAAAGCTCGTGATATCGCACAATTTCGGCGCGACTTGGTCGGTCCCGCTCGTGTCCGGCGGCCCGCAAGTATTCCAAGACAATCTCCGCTGTTTTTTCCATCGCCAAAACCCCTCCACCATTTACGCCGGTCGGATCATGTCGACCGATGGCGGGGCGACTTTTTCGAATGTGACTTGGGACCAGGTCGGGGGCGGTTCCTTCGCGGCCGCGAACCCGCGCATAATCGCCCAGACGCGGGCCGACTGCGACGTCGTATGGGCGGTTTCGGCGGACCGGCGCACGCTCTATAAGTCCGTCAACGCCGGGGCCGAGTGGGTCGAGGAGGACACGCCCGGGTGGCCCTTCGTACAGTTTGGCGCGGCGGTCGTAATGGAGGCCGATCCGGTCGACCCAAACGTTTTTTATGCCGGCGACGCGCAGGGGGATATCTCGCGTTGGAACGGCTCGAGCTGGACGTCGCTAAACGTGCTCGCGCGGGTAACGCCGACGCTAACCGATCCGGGGCAGTTTACGTTTATTTTCGGAATCGCGATCGACCCTAACGACCCACAACATATTGCCTTTGCACCCTGGTCGGCGGGGACCGCGACCATACTCCGCACGCGCGACGGGGGCGCGACGATCGAGGATATAACTTTTAACGCAATTCGGACCCCGACGAATGCAATTCAATTCAACCCGCACACGGGGACGCTTATCGAATGCGCTTGTCCCGCGGTTTGGGGCCTTCCGCGACCGGGTACGTATACGCCGGGCGTCGACCCGCAATACGACCTCGGGCTCGAGATCATCGAGAACTTTTACAACGCGGAGCCGCCTCCCCCGCTCCCGACTCTCGCGTCCTGGACCGCGCGCGGTAAGCGGCTTCTCCTCGAGACCTACCTAACCGGCTCGGCGCTTCCGGGAACGGGCTTCAATGTCGCACTGGTGACCGACGCCGTACCGCCGACGCCGGCGACGCTCACGCTCGGCGACCTGGTCGAGGTTGCGGCAGGGAACGGGTACGTATCGGGCGGGCTCGCTCGGGCGCGTAGCGCCGCGGGATTCCCCTCGCTCGTCGAAATGGACGCCCAGGACCAGGCGCGGGTAACGATCGGCGATCCGATTTGGAGCGCGGTCGGCGGTTCGATCCCGGCCTCCGGCGACCCGGCCCGTTGGCTCGTGCTCACGACCGACGAGGCCACGCCGGCCGACCGCCAGGTCCTCGCCTTTTGGGATCTATTCGCCGATCGGACGATCCAAAACGGCCAAATCTTGCACCTGCAAAATACCCGGCTCTCGGCAAAGGGTTTCGCCGGCGTTACCAACCGCGGCGCCTTCCTTATGCTCGACCACTTTTTCCACGCGGCCGCGGTCGGGTCTGACTTCTACCTCGCGTTCCTCGACGACTCCGAGCCGCCGAATGCCGATTGGGATACGATGGCGGGCCGCGCGGAAATCCCGGCGGCTAACGGGTACGTCGCCGGCGGGTCGAGTTTCGCAAAGGCGCCCGGATCCTGGACCCTGCTCGAGGTCGCGAGCTCGAGCGCGAGCGCGCGCATGCTCGACCGCACGCTCGCGGCCGCCGGCGGGCCCTTGCCCCAAACCGGGCCGGGCATACGCTACCCGGTCCTAACGACCGACGAGGGCGCGCCGCCCGACCGCCAGATAATCGCGGTTTTCGACACGGGTACAAATTGGCAACTCGCGGACGGCGAAACGCTGACCCTAGGCGGAATGCAACTCGAGCTAACGGAGCCTTAAATGGGTAAGGAAAACGATTACCGACTCGCCCTTGAGAAAATAGCCAACGCCCAGCGGCGCCTAGAGCCCGAGGCCGACGTACTAATCGCGTGGGCGTGCGAGGCCCTAGGCTTATCGGTCGATTGGCTCGACGGGCTCGCTCTAAAAATATGGG